CAACAAAATTCAACTCCCTACCAACAAAATTCAACTCCCTACCAACAAAATTCAACTCCCTACCAACAAAATTCAATAGATAAGCGTTTTAAAACAACATTATGTAGGGTTTTCCCACAAAATTAAGGATTACAGTGCTTTAAAACAGCATAATGTGAGTTTATTCTACAAAATTCAATAGGTTGAGAGTTGAAAACTATATTCTATAGATTAGTGGTAATCGGAATGTTTAACAATTAAAATATGGATGGTATGAACGTATATGATTTTGCACCCGATTTAGATTTGAGTAAAGAAGTAGAAGGTTCTATTTTTGGGGTGAAAGGAATAGAAGGCAGTGATGGTATAGTATATGCTAAGGTAGTTGGCTGTGCAGAAGTTAAGGATTACAGTTGTGATAGGTGTATTTTTAATGATTGTTATAAGAATAAATGTTTATTATCGCGTAGTGTTAGTTGTGTAGATGGAGATTGGATTTGTAGGTACGAACAGGCTGCCATAGAGGGGGAGTAGGCGGCGCCTTGGGCTAAGGCCTGCGGTTGTAGGTGGAACGTAGGTCGGAGCAGAGCCAGGACAGTTTATTGTGGAACGTAAAAAGAAAAAAAGATGGAAAGGACAATACATTATATTTGGATAAATTGGGTATCTTCTACAGGTTCGAAAAGTAGTAGACTAATAAGCAACAGGTCTATGCCGGTATCAGATGCCAAAGAGATGATATTAAGAACGAGTGCTAAAGAATTGCTTAAACACAGACCGAGTTGGTTAAAGGACTGTGTTCGTATTAGTGTAAGCGCACAGGATATTACGACCGGAGAGATCCTGTATAGAAGAACTATAAACATAAAGAAGAAGGAGGAAATAATATGAAAAAGGCATTTAAGATATTTTCTATTATGTTTGTCATAGAAATAGTGCTGATAGCTATTTTAGATGCTATGGCGTAAGTGAGAAAAATTTCTTCATTAATTTTCTTATGCTTTAGACAGAATGCTCCCGTCTGCGAAGATCGGAGTATTTGCTTTATGGGATTCATGGTGCGGTAGGCTGGTTCGATTCCGGCGATCTCACACAACATTAAAATAGGGAAGAACATGTTAAAAGAAGAATTTGAAGAACTGATTAAAAGGGAGGTAAACGAAAATCAGTATAAAAACATAGAAACGGCATACGAGGCTTTGCCGGAGTATATGGATAAGATGTATTTAGCAAGTGCTATTTCAAATGATATTGGGAAAGCTATTAATGTCTTATCGTTTTTAGGATCGTATATAAGCGAGTTAATGGGTTCGATAATAATCGAAAGGCAAAAGGTGGAATCATGTGCCTATGATTTAATAAATAAATCGCATGAGGAGGATGACTTGAAAGCAAGAGAGATTGCCGTGCGATTAATAGGAGAGAGGGAAACAGTGGCATACACAGTAAAAGAAGGGCTGCCATTGTGGGAACAAGATAAAAAGTTTATAATAGAATTAATGAAGGAGGAAAGAAAATGAAAGATGGTATTACATCCAGAACACGGATTGAATCCGTCTATAGAAGTCTGCATGATATGTGGCGAAGAGATGGGGATTGCTTTATTAGGGAATAACATCAAAGGGCAGGCGCCGCATCATATATGCACGGGAGAAATATGTGACAATTGCAAAAAGATAATAGATGACGGAGGTTGTTTTATTATCGAAGTCGAGGATGGATCAGATCAAAAGAATCCGTATCGTACAGGGAGATATTGCGCGATAAAGAAAGAAGCAGCAAAGAAAATACTTGGACAGGAACATAGTGTTGTGTACATGGAAAAGTCTGCATACAGTCAAATAATACCATAAAAATAAAGAAGGATATGTTTACAAAAGAAGAGCGATTATTCATATGGAAAAAGGTATATGAGATGATTGATAGGTTAGAGGATGGGGAATACATATGTGTTGCGTTAAGAAATGTAGTGTTTATGTATCTCAAAACACATAAAAATATATATGAGTTTCGTTCAGACGAAATGGTGAGAATATATTTCCCGGAATTGGAGGAGAAGATAAGTATGGCCACAGAACCAGAGGAAACAAGAACGTTTTATGGGTGGTTTGGTTGTCTTAGTCCAGAAACGAAGGAGGTGAGGCTGAATATTGTGAAAGATATTATAAAAGAATTAGAATAGTATTTTTGTTAATCTATTTTATTCATCAAATTAAGTTTTGGGTTTTGGCATGTTGGTTCGTGAGGATAGACATGCCTATTTCTGTATCATAGAGGGATGACGCGGCGTGCCGGTGCGTATGTGCCGGTCCTGGTTCGATTCTGGGCATCTCACAAACAATAAAACATAATTATATGGAAGTAATAACATTCGGTCCGAACATGGATTTGTCTTCTAAAGAAGCAGGGGATGTATTTAGATTAAAATTGTATGGCATAGAGTATGATGTCAAAGTAGTTGGTGACGACGAAGATCCTCTTATGTTCTGCAAAGATTGTATATTTTTTAACAACTCCGAACGGTGTTCACTCTCAGAATCGCAAGACTGGTGCTTAAAAAAGCAAGTTGTTTACTGTAAAATAAGACATGATGGGGGAATTTAATGCGAAAGACGCCAATTTCTTATGGCGTCAAATTGGTAGAATTGTGGAGGAAAAATATGAAATACAGAGGTCTGTTGCTCCCTATGATATTAGCTGCAATGTGCGGAGATGATGCCTTTGTGCTAAATACTAAAAGGGGAAAAGGAATGCAATCTACATATAGAAGAGAAAAGATTGTCAGAACAGAAAAAGAATTTGATATTAATGGCACTAAAGTAATGGCATACTCAAGAAAGGATGCCATTAAAAGATTAAAACATAAGAAGTAGAAAACGGATTTTTATGTTAATGTTAGTTTTTTCATTTTTATTGAAAGGAGCGCCGGCCTGTGAAGGTATGCGCTCTTTGTATTTATATAATGCTTGACATACTCCCATCGCTAAAGCAAACGGGATTCTTGGATACAAACGTACGGAACCCCCGGTTTTACAATCGTTGGAATCACCCGCACTTTCCAACTCGGAAATGCCCTTCCGAGGTCGCAAGACAGGGCAAATATAATGTTTAATTATCATCTGACACATAAATGGGATCAGTATTACCATTAAATAACATAAAACAATAATAATATGACAGATAATAACATAGACGTGAATATCGTACCTGTAAAGAATGGCGCGAAACGTGTTGTGGTATCATATTACCATTATTCACGCAAGGACAAAAATCACATGAGTTCCCAAACGGATTACGTGTGGGAAACAAAGAATGAAGAAATGTTTAAATACTTTGAGGCCAGGAGGACAAAAGTATTTTATAGTCAGATTCGTGCCATGTGTAGATTCTATGGCAAGAAAAATGTACGTAAATACAAAAAGCTATGATATTAAAAACAACAACCAACGAATTTTGTTTCATTAACGTAAGTTTTTATGAAACAATAGCAGACCCGCGTCATTTCTTTTCACAGGAATATGATGAGATGCCGGAATATGAAGAAGAATCGGATTTTGATTTTGATTCTTATTGCAATAAGTTTGTTCCTTTTGTACAGGAATGGGCGAATGAGGTGGGTGAACGCCTTTATGAATATGGCGTGAATAACATAAAGGTAATATCGGTAGGACATCCAAAAGAGTACAATTATGATACTGATTGGATGGATGTAAGGATAGAGTTTTGTGATGAATGGAGGCAAAAGATGTTATCTAACATTGGTAAGATTGTTAATGATGATAAATGCAAGAAGTATGCGGAGGCTAATTATCGGTCGGTACCAGGATACATCTTTTTAGGGCCTGAAGATTTAAAGGAATTTGAAAAGAAAATAATAGAAAGAAAGTCGGATTCTGGATATGATGTAACAATATTATTAAACATGTATCTAACTTTGGCTTTTGTAAAAGAATTTGGATTTAAAGCCGGAGAAGCATGGAGTGAAATAACAGAATATGCTTACGGATGTTTGTCGTATTCTGATTTTGCAACAACAGAGATGCTTATACCAGAAGGTTCGGAGCATTTATTCAAAGACATTTACACGGCAAAGGCCGACGAATTATATCATCATGTCCTGGATAAATTCGGATGGGCGTGGCGTGATCCGAAATATAAATCAGAAACAGAATTATGTTCGATGTTAAAATGGGCAAAAGAAAAAGGCTTGACCATTGAAGAGTTAAGTATTTAATTGTTAAACATAAGGCAGTAGTGGTGCGTGAGTATAGGTGCTGCCGTTAAAATATTTTATAAGATGAAAAAAGAAGAGATTCAAACTATTTTATACACAATCAAAGAAGGAGACAGTATTAAAATCAAAGTACAAGACAAAAGTGAAGAGATAAGACTGCGGGATCATGTAAGAAGAGTACAGAAATACGGATACAGGTTTTGTTTGTCTCATTTACATGATGGAATTTTCTATCTGGAGAAGTTGAAAGAAGGGGACAAGGATAAATACTATAGAGTAATAAACAGAGGAAATGGAAAGACCGGAGTATAATAAGCTACGCAAAATGGTTAAGACTACTCCAGGTCTGATAGTGGACGAGGTGCAAAACATGATGCGTGTATCGCTATACGATAATGGGGAACTTAAGAAGGTGGTAGTAGTAATGAAATGCGATTCTTTTTTACAGTCAAAAAGTAACATAGAAAAGATAATGTTATTATCATCTTCTATAGAAGATAGAAAAAACAAAGAAAAAAATAAAACAAAATCAGAAAATGAACAGAATAACAAAAATAAGAGAAGAAATAGGAGGAAAACAGGTTGATTTGACCTTTTACGGGCGCTTTTGCAGCCTTATCGAAGGTGATAGGAAGATAATACTAAGGGCGATAAAAAACGGTCGTAAAAAAGGCGTAATCGGAGCTATTCAGCCTGGGAGACATGATAGAATTTGGACCACATGGTCTATTGCTTTTGATGATCTGAAGGTAGGGGATACGGTAGAGTTCAGTACATCTGGAAAATACAATCCCGGATTTCATGCTACGGAAAAGTATGTAGGGTGTGTAGAATGGATAAAAGGATCGGAATGTGCGATAAAAACAGGTAAGGGGATGGCAGTAGTATTAATTAAACACATAGAAAGGGTAGTAAAATAATGGATTTAAGGATGTTTATAGACCTATTTCAGGAGATTGAGGTAGAAAACTTGTTTAAAGCGTTAGATTTATGTATGGAATATGTAAGATTAGATTTACATGTGTTTAATGTAGGAGCTCATGTAACGTGTTCATACAGCAATGATCTTGAATCTCTTTCACAGGCAGAAGGTTGTAATGTGAATATGATAATAGAGGTACCCTACTTATTCGAAGCATTCATGGAATATGCTTCACCGGAAATGAAGTTGTATTATGAAAAACTAACAGAGATAGTATAATATGAAAGAAGAAGTAGAACGGATAAAGAAGTTGGTAGGCATAGATCATAACAGATGGGAGCAACCTTGTACATGTGATAAATGTAAAAACATGTGTAAAGTTCCTTGTATTGGTACGCCAAAAGACATAGAGGCTATCATAGATGCCGGATACGCTGACAGGTTAAAAGAAACAATGTGGATGGTAGGGTATCTTGCAGTGAAAGAAAAACCAATAGCGATGATCCAGCCAACAGAGAAAGACGGGTGGTGCGCATTCCGCCAGCCGGGCGGTCTCTGCGAGCTGCATGACCTCGGACTAAAGCCGACCGAAGGAGTTCTGGCTTCTTGTAAGGTGGTTGAAGAAGACGATATTCCGACATACGAAACATCCGTACTTAGAGCAGTAGCTCACGAGTGGGTTAAGGTGGAGAACTTTGGAAATGTAATGAAGGTCGTTTTTAAATTTTTGCATGAAAATGAACGTAGAAAATAAATTAGATAAAGTGGTTAAGATCCTAAAAGAAAAAGGATTTGTGGTATATAGAAAGGGAGGAAAGGAGCCGGGTGTATTTTACGCCAAAGAAGGTGACAGCCGGATAGGATTCGTTTATCCCAACAACGGATATATATACGACAGGATAAAAATGTGGTCTTTTTCAAGGGTGTATAAACCGCATAAGAAAACCGGGTCTTCGTGCTTAATGTGTGTCAGCGACGAATTTACGATAGAGAATGCGATTAAGAGCATAGAGGATAGACTGTGGGTAAATTATATAAAAGACGGTAACAGAAAACGACCAGAAGAATATAAAAATATAAGAGAATTTGTTGGTAGCTTCACTAAATTCTACAACTCTGTAGAATTAGTTGAGGTTAAGTAGTTTTCCATGCGAGTTAGTTGCCGGCACTGGTCTGTGAAGATAGGTGTCGTTTTTTTAAGAAAGGAGGATAAAGATGGAGAAAAGAGACAAGGAAATGCCTTACGAGGTAATCATACAGGAGAGAAACAAAGTGGATTTATACGGTAACGTAGTATATTATATCTATTGGTTTGATAAATATGGGTACAATATCACAAACGAATGGAAATTCTGGAGCAAGGGTCCGAAAAAGAAATACGATAGAGTTAATCGTTATCTAACGGATAGTTGGCTGAAGGAATACTGTGGGAATAACAATTTAAAGATAAGTAGAATAAAGGAATGAAAACGATAAAAGTAGACAAAGTGATATTATATTACATGGATCGGGTAGACCCTGACGGGAACTTATACCGGTTCTATGTGTATAAAGGAATGGCATCTGAAATAGAATACTTTTGTACTGAAGAGGCAGGTAATATGACCATACCAATCGGAGAAGGAAAGTATGTCAAGATCGTACCAAAAGAAATAGAGAAAATACCAGTAAGGGGATATAGGAAGCTTGTTGGAATATGGAATCGTGAAACATGTAACGGGAAGGGATGGTATAGGCTTTTTAATTATTTCAAATACAAGCCGACCCTGTGTTATTTTAAAAAAGCGGGATATGATAAAAATGGGAACACAAGATACGAAATATCATTATTTAACAACATTATAAATGTGACAAGGTATTTTGATCTGTGGAGAATGAAGCCAGGAAAGTATGTTATGGTAACAAACGAGTGTGGCGCCTTGGATGTTATAAAAGAAAAATTTGATAACATAAATATAGTGGAATATGGATCTGAATGAATTGTACAAAGAAATAGAAAAAGCAGAGGTTGATCTGAATGCAAAAAGATTAAAGTACATCAAAGAGGCATTAGTGGAGAACGGTGGAAGTATAAAGCTAAAATTTAAAAAATGGGGAGAAGATAATAATGCGTTTGACTTTGATGTTCAGTTTCCGGTGATAATAGAAATTGCTGGGATTCCTATGTTTTTAACGGAGGTGTATGTCAAAAAAAACGATTTTTGTATGGTTCTGCTGGATTATGATGATATGACTTTAGGTGATTTTGATAATACAGGGGAAAATGAACAGGTTGCTTATTTTATTAACTATTGCTTAAATCAAGACAAAGATGGGAAAGAGTAGAAAAGATTATGAGAAGTTTCTTAACTCAATATCTCCAGATAGAGACGATGAGGCATGGATCATTGGAGGAAAGAACAGGTATTGCGGTAGAGAGAATTATGGCACTATGATCAAAAGGTACGATCCTATTGGTTTTAATGTAGGGTACAGAGAGTGGGTGAAACAGCCAGAGTAAGACGGCGCCCGCCCTGCCATGAGGTCGGCCTGGCTGTCTGTGGCCAGGGCCGTATATTAGTCAGATAGTGAACGACGAAAACAATACAAATATTTGTTAATCATGAGAGTAGAAGATTTAACGAAGTTTGAAGGGGAATGTCCTATTATAGTAGTATTTAGCACATATATGGATATACGGATTCCTTTAACAAAGAAATGGAAGAAAATCATTAATGAGAAAGAAGATAAACCAAACACATATCATAATAATCTGATTGATTATATTTCAGGACAGATAGAGTTGTCCGGATTCAACATGAAAAGCATCGGGAACCTGTTAATAAAGAAAATAGTTTTCAATGAAAACAATTACTACAGGTATAACAACATAGAAGGATTCCCGATAACTATCAACGATTTGGGATATTGGGATAAAAACAGAGTAAGGCTAAATGAAGATTTTCACACTGTTAGGCTGTTTAATACGGTAAGTGTATATGGATTGATATTTGAATCCATAAAACAAAATAATTTCATTATGCTTGAAAACGATATAATGCAGATCAAGGTTGGAGGAATAACTTACATCTAAAGAAATAAATCATGAAGCTATTATACTTAGTAGAGTCAGGAGAATCGAAGTTCCTTGTCTTCGACGAAATGCCTGATAAAATTAGCACAAAGTACGGAGATGATACCATTATTGGAAGGATAGGAGGTATATTCTATGATTTCCTTGCAAAGAGGAATGAGAGAAGAGAAGCTTTCGGAGGTAGAAAGTTCGATATCGTACTTGACAACGGAAAGGTAGAGAAGTGTGAAGGACAATGGTGGGATGAGGTGACAGACAGATCCAAGGAAGAATTGGAAAAAGAAGGGAATCCATTTTCTAAGATGATGTTGATCGGTGTTTCTTCAGTAGATAGATTATTGGATTGCTATGTGTATTGCGGGCTATGGGCATCCGAAAGCAAGATTGAAGAAATGATAGCTGATTACAAAGGTCGTATATATGAGTATTACGAATTTAAGGAAGAGGTCATTAATAAGATAAATGAGACCCTTAGAAAATCATATATTCAATCTTGGAAAGAACGGATAATACGATCTGGGATGAGACAGAAAAAGAAAGACGTGTTTGAATCACCGGATGGATTGTATATTGAGATGGTATATGAGAACAAAGCGTTTGTGCCATATAGACCTATAAAAGAAATCCAGGATTTACCTATAGATGCAAAGTACATACCGCTTCTTACAAGGATATTTGGAAAGAACATACTTGCGGAGATAGGAGGAGGTAAGATATTTATAACTACCGGGAAATACGCTGTAAATTTTTGGTGCTGGGGAAAATAAAATTATGTATATAGTTATATTGCTGAATTTTAATTTATAAATAAAACAATATGGAAAGAAAAGTATCAGTTTACCCGTTCCCCTTTGGAACAAGGGTATTTATGCACAGAAACGGAGTGATTCATGAAGCAGAATATCGCGGCATGAGAATAAAAGATACCGGTATTTGTGGAAACAACGTGGATACCGAACATATCTTTTGGTTTGGCAGCAAATTGGGAGAGGAAAAATTTAAGGTAAGTATGCCCATATACAAAACCGCTGAAGATGCAGCACAAGAAACCAATCCTGTACAATATGAGGTGTTGAATATAGAGTCTTTTTCTTTAAAATACTTACCGTATCTTGTCTGGGATGGCATACAGTTCTGTGGTTGGCTATGGGATGGTTCAAGACCGGTAAAGAGAGCAACACGGGAACCTTTAAGGGTTTGCAAAATTTATGGAGGTAAAGTTACCTTCGTTGATTATAGCGGAAACGAGTATTATGCCGAACACTTTCGGCGATTCTATCAGACCGCAGAACAATGTCGGGAGGCAAACAAACCAAAAATTGTCATGCTGGATAAAGAAGAGGGTGATTTTGCAAAACAGAAGCGTGATGAATTTTATGCTTACATCAAGCATTATTGTCCCGGCTTTGAGGATAAAATCGAGTGGGAATATTTCCAAGCATATAAAACTATGCCGTGGAATCTGTCTCAACAAGTAAAGTTTTGGAGTAATTATGGAATTGCCTTTAAATAGTTAGTATATGACATTTAAAGAATTTATGCAAGAGAACGGCTATGACCTGATAACTACCTTTTGGGAAGATTTCAGCATAGCCGACAAGTATGGTATAGCAGGTGTCAAAGATACTTACAGACGTGCGTTTAGTGAATGGAAAGACGATTATAAGTTCTTTACAGAATTGACGCTGGTATTGAATCATAAAATCTGGCAACATTATAAAAGCAATCGTGAACTGGCTGCATTGTATGACCGGTTGTGGCGGGAAGCTGACGAGTATGCCATGAACAACTTTAAGGGAGAAGAACTTGATTATTATTACAGAATAACAGATTAGCTATGTTATATCCGTTTTCATTGACGCTTGATTTATATATACAAGCCGAATCGTTTGAAGAAGCCAAGAAATTAGCGGAAGCATACGTTCAAGATGCTTCGTTAGATACGACTAACTATCCGGAAATAGTGCAGGATGTATTGGAAGTAGCAGAGTATGGGATTATTGATGTAGAACAATAAACAATCATGGAAGCGAAAATCAAAATAGACGTATTATGTTTTGACGTCTCAGATATCGATATTATCACGGTAAACAACAGATTAATGGAAACACTAAAACAGAATATAGATCTTCCAGAAAAAGAAAAGTTGAGAAGATTGAAGGAAGCCAAGGGAGGGACATGGTATGACGGATGGCGCCCATACTGTATGATGTGCAACAGAAATGACAGGATGGTTAGTGAACCTTATGGTTTTAGGTGTCCACAGTGTGGGAATATGATAGGATTTAATCTAAAGAGATTGAAGGAATCATCATTAAATAATGCTTCCAAGGAGGTTGTTTGATACAAGATGTGAAATATAATAAACAAAAAAAATAGCGAAATGAAAGAATTTATATTTGAAGTAGAAAGAAGGGTTTATGGATGGATGAAAGATAGATTATCCATTGAAGCAGAAACACCAGAAGAGGCTTTGAAAAAGCTTAAAGAAATGGCAGAGGATGGAACCAAAAATGGATGGGATGAAGATAGGGTCGGATTAGAGAGCTCTGAATTTGACTATTATGAGGTAGAGTATCCTACTGTAGAAGAAAATAAGGGAGCTACAATTTTTATTTCACATTTAGATTCTTGTTTAGGATGGGATAATGAGGAGGAAGAAAAATGAAAGGAACGATAGTAACAGGTAGCCTAATTGTGTTCAGTGACGGATTTGTTTGGAAAAGATTATCCAACGAAAAAGCCTACAAGATATGGGTGTCGGCAGAAAATGAAGATTTTGAGTTATACAAGGTGAGAGTAGATGATGAGTCTGAGTCATTGATAGAGAGTCTTGAAGACTTGCAGGATGCCTTTAAACAAGGTCATTATGTATGTATAGAAGTAGGTAAGCTGCCATATAGCATAGATTTGAATTATTTACGAAATCTGCAAGAGCTATCGGCGGAAGCCGTGGAGTATCTACCAGGACTAAAAGAATGTAGCAGGGAAGAGGCATTTAACATCATTCGAGAGTGGGCTAAAGAGTTTACAGAGAAATATGGGAATTGTGATTTTGATGGATCATACTATGATGAAATAGATGAATTTATTGATAAAAAGTTAAGAACTATTTAAAATATAAAGACATGGAAGACAACCTTATTACAACAAAAGAAGTAGGCGATTATCGCATTAAAGTGTATTATTGCCGTGATTCAGAATGCCCTATAACTAATTGGGGTTTGTTTGGGTCATTCTTCTTTGAATACTCTGATATGCATCGATTGCATGATGAATGCAATTGGAAAACTTTCTTCTACGATAACAAGCATAATCTTAGAGATGTTATTGATGCTATTGTAATGAAGCATATAGAACAGAAAGACATTATAAAATATTTAAAGAAAGGGGAAGCGAATGGGATCTCATTCACATACAACAGAGGTAGCAATGTATGGGAGTTGAAGCATAAGACAAGTCCATATATAGGTCAAGAGTTTTTTCCAAGTGATTTGACGGACTTTGATTACAGAGGAGAATTAATAGAGGATCTGGATGACGAAGATTTGTTAGATATCATATCCAAATACGGAAAAGATGTGGTGGCTATAGAGTGGTCAACAAGGGGTTATAGTCAAGGTGATTATATAAAAGGGATAGCATACGCTACAAAAGAAAAATATGATAATGAAGTCTGCGACAAAGAAGGAGATTGGAGAGAAGATTGTGTCAAAATTATAGATAATGAAGTAAAGTCCATAGGTATGTGGATGTGGGGAGATGTAAAAGGGTACGTTCTTGAAAAGAAGGTAGCATTTACCAAGAAATACAAAGACGAATCAAGGGAGGATGAAGAGGGAGAAGAATGGGAAGAGGTTGATTCTTGCTGGGGATGTTACGAGGAGACAGATGAATTGATAAAGGAAGTCATGATAGAGAATGGCTTAGAAGAATAGGTTATAATGGCTGATAGTGACGGACGCCACAGGAGACAGGTGGGTAAAGTGCGAAGAGCTCCGGTTCAGGGGAGACGGGGCCTGCTTTGCGTGGCGTAAGGCTACAGTAGATGAAATTGTTGAACATTTTAAAAAACAGATAATTATGGGATATATATGTACAAGATGTGGTGGAACAAATGTTGCCTGTGAAGCTATAGTAAATCCGAATACCAGAGAAATAATAGATTATTTTGATGAATCTTTCGCGCATGCTATTTGCGGGGATTGTGAAAACGAGGTAATAATATCTAACGTTGAAGAAGTCAAACATGAAATTGATTTAAGATTTCATGAATTTGTAGAAAAAACAGGTAAGGAGCCTGAATACGTAGAATGTCAGATTGTGTGGAAGAAGACAGGAGACGATAAAAGAGTGACAATCAAACTATCGCTGAGTATCAACGATGATGATAATGATGATGTTTTTTATTATTGTAATGGGATAGAATCGTTTCAGCAGCTTGCTGAATACGGAATGAGGGAATTTATTGTGACATATTGTTGGAGTTTCTTTTAAATAACATGCCTTATGAAAACACAAGAAGAATATGCCCGTGAGATTGACGAGATCGTTCTAAGGGATGTAGAAAGTTGCCAAAGTGATTGGTTTAATATTGATAAAGAGATATTTATGCGGCCAGAGAATAAGAACAAGACATTCATCTTAGGGACCCGGAAGACCGGATGTGATTTAATAATACTGGGTGGCACTAATTGTGATGAAGGTAGTATGGATTGGCTTTTTGGGAGTCTTGGCAATGAAAATTTCTATATATGTCAGCCGTTATCTTTCTATAAATCACAGCGAGAAATTAAGAAAGTGAATCCGCTGTACGCTTTTAAGTTAGCTACTGCTTATTTCAGGGGACAGGGCATGGTCCCTGTATTTGAAGATAGTAATTGTAAACTAATGAAGATATAAAATGAAAGAATTTGATAAATATATAACCATATCATTTGATTATGATGGGTGTAACTATAATCACAAAATAGATAAAAAAGAGATTGAAATCCATGAAGACAATAATGTCTGGTTCTCTTATTTTGATTTCGGAAAATATCATTTTGAGGTGTGGGGTGGGTTAGATGAGGATAATAACCCCATCACTGGAGGAGAATCAAAAAATGGTTTCTGTTCGCCTTTTGCAGTTAATATATATATCATAGAAAACGACGAAGGTGTGCAGGTTGCTCAAATTGATGATGTGGATATAATAGAATGCGTATAAACGAAGGTAGTATGATAGAAATAATAAGATACAGGCTTACGGTTTATTGGGCTTGCGCTCTGATAAACGGTGATTATTCAGGACTGTCTGAAGAAGAAATACAGGAAATAGATGCTTTTTTGAGAAATGCAGAAGGTTATGCGGTGGATGTGGACTGGGAAACACAAGGATTCTACCGTTGCAATGACGCAGGAACACTTCCTGGAGAGTGTGCAGATTTTATTTTTCATAAGTGTAATGATTAAACTAAAATAATATGGAAACTGCAAACAAATTGTTTTATTCAGGTACAAAATTCTTTACAGAAAATGAAGAAGATTATAGAATAACAGTTAGAATCTCTTTGGATGATGACTGCAAAAATAACATATGCGACTGGAGCATAACAGCCGACGTTGACTGGAAAAACAAGCATGGAAAATACGAGGATTACTTAGGAGGCTGCTGCCACGATGAAGTTGCAAAACATTTTCCGGAATTGGCGAAATTCATATCGTTGCATCTTTGTAACCATTATGGTGCTCCTATGTATCCGGTGGAAAATGGCATATATTACGTTAGAAGAAGTGGTATGTCTGTGGCAATGGAGTATTTGCGTATATCAGAACAAGAATGCGTAGAATTATATAAAGCCTCTGAGGATAAGATGTATTTCAAGTATCTGCTTTTCAATCTGGGGATTGTGGATAGATGGAAACGTGAATCAGACGAGCTTCTTGTTGAACTTGAAGACCTGTGTGGCAAGAAATGGGTAAATCCGTATACGCCGGAAAAGGAAAGGCTTACTTTGACATTAACGGACGAGGAACGATCTCTTATTGAAGATCGCGTTAAAGCCGGGTATTATTCCGCAGAAAATATCGAAAAACGTAGGGAAGAGGATCATAAGGCAGAGATGTTGAAAAAGCGTGCTGAAATTTGTGAGCGATACGATAAGAGAATCAGACAAGCAGAAGCAGAAAAGAAGATAATGCTCTGTGTGTTTGATTATGGGTTGTCTATTGATAATGCTATATATTACCCTCACTTAAATACTTTATCTTTCAACTGGAACAGTTATGGAAAAAAAATCACACAGGAAGAGTTTGATGATTTTGTGAACAAGGTGGACCGCTCTCAGTTGCCGGAAGGTATCAAGTTTGAGCTTAAATAAAATACAGGATATGGAAAGATTGAATTTCGAAACACTGTTTCGTGTCGTAAGATGGGATTACAACCGCTGCTTTAAGGATGAGTCGTTGGACAAAGATTTGTTCATGGAAAAATACGGGAAAGTTATGGGGGAACATTATTACAACAAGTTTGTCCATGAGTTTAACGGGAATATCCTGAAGATGATTGGTTACTTCAGAGGTTCCGAAAAAGAAGGGCAAGTGTTCTGCGATATGATAACCGAATGTATTGAAAAATATGAACAAAGAGGATTATATAGTAGAGGTAAGTTAAACAATTAAAAAGATACTTATATGAACAATTTAATGGTCGCTCACTTGTGGGCAAACGAAAAGCAAGAATCGGCAAATGGTAGTAACTTCTATTTTGAAGGAGAAAGTATTTACTCCTATGGAAGACATTTTGAGGTCGGAAGAATCGTGCGAAACAAGCGTGGAGAAAAGGCGTATTTGATTAATGATACATATTATTCTTCTACTACAAGCAAGCATCAATATTATGTTCGTGAAGCAATACCAACTGGCTCAAAGGTATTCTATGTTGAATGTAATATATCATATTGTATCGGCAACATGCTCTTTGTTACCAATATGTTGGAATCCATTAAAGATGCTATTGAAAAATACAAAAAAGCAAGAGCCGAATTGTCCTATCGAGATATTTGGGGAACGTTTAAAAATCTGATGGATTATATTGAGTTTTTCGATATGGGGACTCCCAAGAGTCTTCTTAAAAAGAGCGCAAACGAATGGATTGGAATTAATCATGAATTATCATATAAATCAGATAAGATTAAACGTGAACATGCCCGTGAATTGAAACGTATTTTCCAGATATTGTTGAATCATCAAGCACTGGAAGTCCTTGGAACCGTTAATGTGATTGTAGATGAAGTTTGTGGTGAAGGAACTTGGTTGAAATATTGGGAAAGAGTTGAAAGACTTAGAGTAAATATAGAAACAAAACAGGAAAAAAAGCGTAGGGCAAGGGAAGAAGAATTAGACAAATTTCGTAAGGATTTTTATGAAAGATTAGAAAAATGGAAGTCAGGAGAACTTAATTTCTTGCATTCATATTATTTTATTGATATTGCTGACGTAAATGCTTGGATGCGTATAAAAGAAGGAATTATTGAAACAAGCAAACAAATAAGAATTGGGATAGAAGAAGCCAGAAGGATGTGGCAGGTGGTGTCGCTGTTGCACCAGGGAGGCCAGTTCCGGCATGGCCTGGTAGAGGATGTGAATGGCAATAAGTGGAGCATAAACCGGTATGAAAACGATATACTGACAGCCGGGTGTCATCGTATTGCGTATAGCGAAATGGAAAGTATTGCAAAACAACTGGGATGGGTGTAAGTAGCTCATCCTGTTTTATAACAATTAAAAACGAAAAGATATGAAAAATTCAATTATTGTTCCGTTTGATTTAAATACGGCGAGAAAAATTAAAAGCGGAGAAATAGAAGGTTCAGTATTAATTGGTAATATTGAAATAGAATTTGTATATGAGTCGAAAGACTGTGCAGGTCCTTATAATTTACTTTTTGTAAGAAAAGATGAATATGGAATAAGCGCTATATATGCTAACACAGAAGGTTGTGCTCTTGACGATACCACTCTGGAATTGAGGGTAGAGGCTGGAGCGTATTTTAAGGAAGGAGATATATTAACAAGCACTAAAGGATGTCAATTCATATATGATGGACTTATTACCGAAGGGGCAATGGGAAGTATATGCGGAATGACAACATATGGAGATCTTGAGTTTGATCGTTGCACATTATGGACTGATGTGTATGACAGAGATAAAAATCGGAATGTAAGAAAGGCTATAGAAGAAGAGAAGAAATTTTTAGCAGAAAAGATTATAAAAGCCGAAGACAGTAGAAAAATAAATATAATAAAAAGATATTTAAGTGAATATGAGCATCTATTAGATGAGATGCCGAAACACGACTTCAAACCATTTGAACGAGTGCTGGTGAGAAGAACTAACCAAGAGAGGTGGAAATTGCATTTATTCTCCAGAGGATCAGGAACATATGACGAATATGAATGTTTGGGAGGCGTAACATTTAGTCAGTGTATCCCATACGAAGGGAACGAACATCTTTTAGGAACTAACAAACATTTTTAGGAACTAAGGCGATTATACACCATTTTATATCAAAGATGAAAAATGATATACATTTGTACGAAGCATCATACTGGGTATCACCAATACCCTCTACCGGTTGCTCAAAAGTGAGATCACCGGATTCTTTTACCGAACAAAACGTTTTTGATTTTACCCATCTTACGTTTTCAAGATGGAACCTTATATCAAAGACCTCTTTTACTCAACCGTCTTGTCCGAAACAAGGGACTTAGTGATTCGATTGAGTGAAACAAAGTTAGAAAAGAAGAATATGAGATTAATTATCATCCGTATGTTTTACAACATAGATGTCGTAAAATAGTATATAATTACTAAAACAAATAAGATTATGGAACATAAAATGGTGACAATACCGTTTGATTTAGAAACGGCGAAGAGAATAAGAGAAGGGGAAATAGCAGGTCGTATTGTGACAGAGAAAGGACAAAATAGAGCAGAAATCGTATATGAAGACAATTCGTCAAATTGTCCGTTATTGGTTGTAATTCATTCGATTTCTGTATCGGCAGACTGGTTTTCTGCTACAGGAAAAGCACTTAGCAGCGCAAATCGACTCCTTCTTGAAGTTCCAGAATATACTACGTTTAAAGATGGAGAGGTGTTAAGTAATAAAGATGGTAGCTATATCTTTATTTTAAATACACATGGGAAATATTTAACGTCTTTTTATGCCTCTTTAAATCAAAAAGGTATTCTTAAAATAGAAGATGGTTTATCTGCTTGGGAAAATCAGATAGAAAAATACAGATTTGCCACTGAATCCGAAAGACAAAAGTTGGTTGACGCATTAAAGGCAAGCAAAGAACCTGAAGCTAAAGAGTATCTGAAACGCTTCTTCGGGATTGAAGAAAAGCTGAAATATGATTTTAAGCCGTTTGACAAAGTGTTGGTAAGAAAAGAAGGAAATAAAAAAATGGAATATCAGTTTGTTTGCAAGGGAAATTGTGGACGATTATAATGGATTGCCTTATAAGTACGAATGTTCCAATGGAACATTATGGGATTATTGTATTCATTTTGAGGGTAATGAATGTCTTTTAGGAACTACTGAAAATCCAGAAAAATGAAAATGGTAAAATTATCTGATTTTTATCCTTATGACAGAAACAAAGGAGGAATACAGGAATTGCATCATAAAATTGAGTCCAAAACACTTCAGTATTGGGGTGAAGATAGTGGTATTCTGATCGGCATCACTCCGATATATAAGAGACGTTTGTGGAGCGAAGAAGTGAAAGTTGTAAATGATAAAATGACAAATATGAAAACAAGAACATACGAAGGGGTGCAGCACGGAGACTGGGTAAGATGTGTCTTATGTGGGGCGCAAATGCTTCTTCCGTGTGGGGCAGATAAATGCCCGGAATGTGGAGAAAATGGCACTTTAAGGTGGGTCGACGAAGAGAAGCAGGAGATGGATGCTAAAGATTTGGATTGCTTAGGTTATGTAAGAGAGTTGAGGATAGATGATTATTTATCTCCAACAACATTAGAAGAGATCGCGGAAGAAATAAAGAAAAAAGTAAATAGAGGATAACTCTAATGAGAAAATTATTAAAGATAAAATTTATTCAAAAATGTGCATGCGGGGCGATCACTATCAGATTTGATAATGACCGCTGAATTAAGTAACATAGCTAAAAATTGTAAAATATAGAAAATATGTATGAGAATATTTTAAGCAACATGTTAGGATGTCAGACATATTGTATATCAGACAGTCCTTCAAATAGGTACTGTTTTATTGGACCTATTGAGTGCAATGAGAAGTTAATAGAAGTGTTTAAGAAGGGGATAACAGTAAAACTCAAATACGTGGAAAAACGGGTCCTGGATACATTTACGGACAACGGAATCGACCTGAGTAATTACACTCATTGTATTATCGTAAAGCGGAATTTTTATCTCGCTTGGTAATAGTAAAATACAAACAATATGAACAATTTTGTAATAGATACTCCAGATAATTTCTGGCAAATAAGATGGCTTGACAAGTATATGGAAGGTCACAAGGGGTTCATAGCTGGTGGATGTTTTAAGAATATCCTTTCCGGAGAAAGAGTAAAAGACATTGATATTTTCTTTGAAAGCGAAAGCGATTTTCAGGAGGCTGTTGATTTGTTCAATGATGAAAAACATCAGAAAGAAGGATGGAAATTTAAATATAGAAATAAGAAGGTATGCGCATTCCAGAAAGAGGGAGAAAAGGTATGGGTAGAGTTCATAGAGTCAGAGTTTGGAAAGCCGAAAGAGATTCTTAGGAGCTTCGATTTTACTGTGGCAAAAATGGCTTACTATAAGGAGCCTAAATACGAAGAAAAGGAAGATGATTATTTTCCATTCTCATCCGCAAGCATAGTAGCATACGAATATAAGCTACTCTATCATGAGAAATTCTTCGAACATCTTCATATGAAGAGGCTGGTAATTGACGAAAATATTCCTTTTCCGGTAAGCACATGGGAGCGCTCATATCGGTATAAAGGATATGGTTACAATATGTGCCGGGAGACAAAGAAAAAACTTCTACAGGCTCTTAAAGGTGTAAATGTAGAGGAGGAAGATGTATCTTTGTACACTACTGGAGGATGGGATTAACCTATAAAACAAAATTGCTTATGAAAACATTAGAACAACTTAAAGAATTAACATCAAAATGTTTAGACGGTAGAGATTTTAATAGACTGGCTAAATTTGTTCCATATAGCATGATAAAGGATTTCGGTATGGAGCCGAATGAAGAATATGACAACGAGGAAAAGTGGAACAGTACTGTAGTTGAATTTACCAGAGAAAATGTCCTGAAACAGCTTGAAGAAGACGTGAGATTCGGTTTTGAAAAGGCATTAAATCAGAGAGGAATATCAGCCAGTTTAATGTTTGAATGTGTAATGATGTGGAACTACATCCTGGAAGAAGGTCTTGAAGACTGGGATGAGGATGATTATAGATTTTACGGGCTACCTCTATTTAAAGCTACGGCTGTAAAATACGGATGGGATAATCCTATAGGGGAAGACAGCGGGAGAGAAAGAAAATATGATTCACAGTATTAAATGGGCATATCATGAGCACAAGTAAAGAATACAAGGCAGTAAGGAACTGTATATTAAATGAACTTCACCTTACCAAAGAAGATATAATCAAAAACATAGAGCCGTTATTGGAGAAACACGTAAAACGGTACATGGTTAATACATATGGAGGTGACAACCAGATAGAAAACTGGATCAGATGCATGGTGAATGATGAACTCAAACGAAGAGATCATGATTTTGTAAGAAAAACGTGCGAGAGCGTCATCAGGGATCATGTATTAAATGAGTTGAATATAATCGTAAGATCCAAAAGTGAGAAATGTACATGTGAAAACAGAGTACCATCCGAAGAGGATAAGAAAGAGTCAACTGACGGACTGTATATAATCTACAAAGACGGACATGTAGAGCCGTTTACCGGCAATAACTCCAAAGATTGTGTACGATACATTGGGTTGAAGCACAGATACATGTCATTTGCAATCTCACTGACGGAGCATGATATCATACAATTGCTTGACGATGATAGCCGTGAAGAATCCGGAAGTGAGACATATTACGAATGTGAATGTGATGCGCTGTTTGACATTAATGGACGCGGCAATACGGAACGCCTTGTAGTCAGAAATCCAAAATTGAGAAATCTGCTGGAAGATGGCGAGTATATACCATCTCTTGGTCAATTAAATTTAATGGCCCATTATATGGACGAACTAAACAAAGCATTCGCTTATGTTTCGGCATCTCCCCTCTCCTCGGCGTGGTATTGGTCCAGTACCGAGTACAGCCAGGGCAGCGCATGGTTTGTGAGCTTCTCCAATGGCATCACGAGCTACAACTACAAGTACAATAGTGGCAGGGTTCGGACGGTAATTGATTTTTAAAAAGGATTACATATGATAACATTAGTAAAAATAAAAGACAACACAAAAACTCCTTTTGAATATGCTTCTGACATAGAAGCGTTTGAAAATGGCAGAGAATTTATTTTCAAGCCAGGAGTGAATGTGATTATAGGGAAAAACGGTAGTGGAAAATCAACTTTGCTTAACATCATATCAATGTATGCGTTGTGCGAGAAATCCATGTGCTCTGAAATGCCGGCTGAGGCGCTGGATTTTCCACCTATATTTGATGATGATGACAAGGTTCTTGATGGGATTGATATATCATCCGATTATATAGGGAAAGTATTCCGTTTATTGCCGTCAACGGAGACAAATCGAGATAGTGTATTAAAAAACATCAGCAATTTCGATTTGTATGCGAATAGTATTCAAAAATCTTATGGGGAAAAAGTGGTGTTATCATTGGAATCACTTTTCAATTTAATGTTCAGCCAAAAGGATTATGCGTTTCCAATGCAAGATCTTGCAGAATACAAGAAAAAATCAAATGCATTTTGGATTAAAAGAATTGACAACCTGTTGAAGTATTATAGAAGGAACTGCATAACATTAACAGAAAGCAGTTTTGAGTACACGGTTCTCATGGATGAGCCAGACAGGAACCTTGACATTGACAACATAATGCAGATTCACAATGTATTGTCATTTCATAAACCACAAACACAAATTATAGCCATAATACACAATCCGGCATTGATTTACAAATTAAGTAAATTAGATTGTGTGAATTTCATAGAGATGACAGAAGGGTATCTTAATAAAACTTGTACATTTGTGTCTAACTAATTAAAGGTGAGATGAACTGGAAGAAATTCAAAGAGGAAAAACCTTCAGAGGGAGAAGAAGTGTTGGCTTATCACCCAAGTTGGATAGATGAAGATTTCAACCCAAGAGGTATAAGAATAGGGTTTTGGAATGGAGGAGACGATTTTAAATCGGCTCATTGGTGGGATTATCAAGATTGTTATATCACAATCTCTCATTGTGATTGTGATGATAATTCTCTTTTCAGTGATAGAATAAAAAACAGCATAGAGCCAGAGTTATGGATATCACTTGATGTTATTACAAATTACTTACCTGATATAAAACAAAATCACTTATCACAATGAGCTATTTTATATTAATGGGAAGAAGAATCCCCAAGCAAGCCATAACAGGCTTCAAATTTCAAAATGAAACAGATAACATTCGTCCTTTCTTGTCAATCAGGATAAGAGGGAAGGAGGAAATTATACCCTTTAAAGATAAAAGGGAAATACTGTCTGTAAAAGCGCATCTGTGTTCTGTCTTCTCCGAATTTGTAAAAATAGGCGACTGGTATCTCAAGATGTCGGAGGTTAAGGAATATAAGCCGGTGACTGCCGAAGACATGAACCCCTACATCTTGTTTAAGACATCTAAATTCGGGAATATAAAAGTTCGTTTTCTGAAAGACGAAGATATGGATGCCGAATTATTGGTGTTAGATCAACTTTTTGATGTAGAATAAACTATTAATCATCTTTTAAAAATCATGACCTGGAAAGAATTGAAAGACAAAATATCTCTTATGACAGAAGAAGAGCAACGACAAGAAGTTGCAGTATGGGGAGAAAATATGAATCTAATGAAAGATTGTTCCTTGGAGAAAACAGACGAGGATATGTACTACAACTCTGAATGGGATTATACTTGTGAAGAGAGTGAATTGGAACCGGAAGACAAGAATGACCCTGATGTACATAAGGTATATGAAGCAGGAATGCATTATATTTATTCAAATTGATTTTAAAAAGATCTGATTATGGCAGTATTAACAACACTAAATATAACGGAAAAGAATGATAACAACAGTTTATCTGTAACTGTTAAAGTGAATATCACCAAAAAAGGAGTGGTTACCACTACTTTATCAAAAGAAGATGTGGATAAGATTCGTTCTTATGGGATCAAATTACCTACAAACAGATTAGGTAACGAAGGATATTTCAATAGCACATCATTTTCTGATCTGGTGAGTCAAATCAGGAAAGTTCTGAAGAGATGTTTGAGTTATAAAATAGTAGAAGAAGTACCTGTTATTAAGTATCAGTTAGAAACTCTCTGTTCATTTGCCTATGACAAAAACGGAGACATTGTTCCTAACCCCTCTGTGGAATGGACAGGGAACTATGAGAATGGAGAATGGAGAGATGGAACTTCTCGTTTAGATGCTTTAAATGCCGAACCTTTCGGTTTTAGTATTTATGCAAAACCATTTCTAAAAAGAGTAATTAAATATGGAAATGGAGAGACAAAAGTAGAATACGGCAGGTTAAATACAGAAAAAGGAACTTATGCGCACTGGCTGAATTGTGTAACGAGCATATCATACAATAGACATAAACAGGTAATGGAAGTGGAGTGTAATGAATGTACCTCGAAATTATTCGTTGATATGATCAAGTCCATTTGTAATATAAGCGAACAAGTTAAGAGTTTTATCAATCCAGAACAAATAAAAGCAATTGCGGAGTCAAATGAACCGATTTTGCTTTTATCTAACAACTAAAAAAATCATGAGGTATGTATGTGTTTTTATCTGCTTTCTGTTATGGCTTATTTTTACGTTGTTATTATCATTCACTGTCATAGGATTGGTTATAAGCGTGAGTAATAAATGGCAGGAAATGGGTGACAAAATAATAGATAAACTTTAAAAAGTTATGAATGATTTATACTTCAACGATAAACGCTTTGTCGGCTACAGTAAGATTAGTGATGTATTTTTTCTGCTTCCGGCAATAATGTGGTACATGGAGCGAGAAAGAATTAAAGATGCAGACTCGCTCGTGATATGTGTGCATTGGCTCTGTTTTCAGTGCGGGTTATTTATTAGGTGTAAAAGAAAAATTAAAATAGGTTATGAGAAAGATAATAGCAATTAGTAGATGCCATTCCATAGGTGGGGGAATAATGAGAAAGTGTAGAATTAAAAAACATAAAAAGATATGAGCAAATACAGAACAGAAGCCGGAATAGAATGCACGGAAGAAGAATGCAAGCTAATTGATTCATTTAAGAGGCTTGCCAGAAAATGGAAGAAAGATGGGAAACGATTATGGATATATTCAGCAAGCGGAACATTACATGTAATGATGCATGGAGATACAAACTATAATCCCACACCGGAATTTACGCAATATGGAGGCAGTAACATTGAAAATAGTATAACCATCATTGATGGAATACCAAATGATGGCGGAGATTGGTAATAATATAAAAATAACTGAGCCTTGGGCGGCTTTGTAAAACCTATATTCATAATATGTGCTGGGCATGCATCGAAGACTTGCTCCCATGCAAAGAAGAAGAGGAGGGGAGGGTGATAATGAATAAAAGATTAAGAAATGCCATAAAGAAAGCAGAAAACAAACAAAATGAAGCAGACCTTGCACTGCAATCCATTTGGAAACATCTTGCTTTCTCAGGATTTAGAGATATTGAGCCTAACTTGAGCATGACTCCAGGAAATGAAATCATGCTTGAATGGAACTGTTCAGAAATGAATGCGAATGAGATTATAGACTGTATGGAATCAGCAGGATATATAACTCCCGATGATTTTATTGGAGTGTTAGATTAAAGTATAAAATTATGAAGAGAGAAGATATTGAAAAAGCAGCAAAGACTTATCAAGAAAAAGACATGATATCTGGGCGGGTAAGGGCTTAAGAAGAAAATTTGAAAGGTTATGACTGACAGAGAACTTCTTGAAGAAAACAATAAGATGTTAAAGGAAATTCTAAGTTTTGTGAGAAAAGTCGATTCTGTTGAATATAGGGATCGTCAAGACTTTATGGAATTTCTTAGAAATGTGGCAGCCGATATATGGGTAGAATATACGGAGCCTGAACAAAGGAGTAAGTTGTTTAATTTAATAAATAAAGAAAAATGAAAACAGTTTTTGATTTAAGCAGAGATGAGATTGTGGCATTGACAGACGAAGACATAAGTCTGTATATAGACAAAGAGCTTGCTAATAAAGGTATTCCAATTGAAGCTAAAAACTGGAATATAAAGAACAAAAAAGAAATTTCGTACCCCAAAACAGGAGTTCCATTATTTGTATTAAGAGATATCGGCATCGGTTTTAGAACCATAGAAGGTGCAACTGAGGTGGCTAATTTGCTTGTCAAGTATAATGCATTTAAAACAGAATCGAGATATCTGGCAGGATCGTATGAACAGTTTTGGATCATGAAGGAGGGTGTTTGCCCGGCTGTTAAAGGAGAAACAGGATATAGCGAGGAAGAGTTTAATAAGATAGATGAGAAAAATAAAAACCCTGAATTGACAAGTATAAATACCTTCAATGACACCGTGAAAAAAGCCAATGAAATCAAAGATAGGGTATTGAAATACGTGTACAATATAAAACAAGAGCGTTCATATAACAACGACATGGTTGGCATCTTTGAGAGGTATAAGGATATAGCAGATGGCGACATGGAGGTAGCTATGAATTTTATCAAGGAGGCCTATCCATTCAATGAAGAAACAGAGGTGTTTATCAGAAAAAAGTTCGACATGTCTATACCAGTTCCTATACCTGACGAATTAAAATAGCAGCAATTAAGCTAAATTAAATCATTTTGAATCTTTTTTATTATCAAAAGACATATCTTTGTCCAAAAAAAACAAACAGGATGGAAGAAAAAGAGATAAAAGAAGCTATGATTGAGGCTCTGACGCACTTAGAGGGATGTAAGTATTTCGTGGCTACGATAGTAAATGAAGAGGAAAGAAGATTTGATATGAGCCAAAGAATGTCACAGCATCAATTGGCGTTAGTTATAAAAGGTATCTTATCTAATAATGAGATGATGATGATGGACGTTTTGCAGTGGTGTTCTGAAAGATTTAAAAACAGTATAGAGAAAGGAAAGAAATCAACTAATTAAATATTAATACAATGAATCGCTGGTTTGAAATTACGGTAAAAGCCGAGATTGATAATATCGAGAACGGCAAAAAAAAGAAAGTAACTGAAAAGTATTTGGTGGATGCCTTGTCTTATACAGAGGCAGAATCAAGATCGTTGGAAATCTTTAAAGATTTGTACAATTCTTTCGAGGTTGTAAAAATTAACCCTATTAAAGTGTCGGAAATCTTCTTCAACGGAGAAGCTGAGTACTGGTATAAGTGTAAGGTAAATTACATTACACTGGATGAAAAGAAAGGTAAAGAAAAGAAAACGCCATGCTATATGTATGTCCAAGCCGGCAATCCTAAAGACGCCGAAGCTGTGTTGACTAAAGGTATGCAGGGTACGTTGGGAGACTGGAATTGCGAGTCTATTGCTGAAACAAAGATCATTGAAGTGTTTAAATACGATCTGCAAAAAGGTGTAGAAAAATTGGGAGAAAAGAAAACTGATGAGTGATGTTGTTTCCCGTGTAGCACTTGCGACGGCAATTGTATTATTGGTAGTAGCAGGTGCTACTTTGCTGATAGTGATTAAGACCGAAGAAGTACCGAGATGGTTAATGAACTTACCATATACGTTATCTTTAACGGCAGTATCCTTTTCAAGCATATCACTTGTATTGAAATATAAAGAGTGGAAAAGAAATTGTACGTCTGCGAAAGATGCGGACGAAAAGTGATGATAAGAAGTCATGGCTTATGCCAGGCTTGCAGGAGCAAAGAGTTGACTCCGAAGAAAAAAGACAGAATTACATCCATTAAAAATAGCAGCAAGAAGAAAAAGTTAGAGAACCCGGATTTATCCGGGTTTTTTCGTCTTATGTTGGAGGAGTTGGGTAGCATTCGAATGTCTATGACTGGTAAGGCTATTCATTTTCCTACAGTATGTAACGTCTGTCACATACTTCCGAAAAGGTTATATAAGTCGGTTGCCACTTGCAGAGATAATATAGTTTTCCTACATGAATCGGAGCATACGGTATTTGACATGTATCTTGACCGGATGGAATTTGATAAACTTGAAACAGAATTTCCTTTTGTATGGAAGTATGCGGTAAAGAAGGTACTGGATATGGAAAGCAGGGGAATGATTAAAGAAAGAGGTAGATTAATTATTGAAATAATTGACAGATATAACCCCAAATAGTATTAAACTAATATAATTCTATTATAAAAGTTTAATACATCTCTTTAAGAGATCGGGTTATTAGCCTAAGCCTTGAAACAAAGGCTACGTTATTTGAGAATAAATAGTTACCAAGGAATGTTTACCCAAGTTTCTTGCTCTAAGGATGGTGATTAAACAGGAGTAGTGTATTTGACGAAACAGTGTTGCCATTATATAAAACCTCAAAATAACATTGGCGATGGGTACTTACAGGAGAAATCCTGACTTATCCCTAACGGGATTTACATCTACCAAGGAGACCGAAAGGTCTCCGAGGGGATGTATTAAAACGGATGAATAGCTTTAAATATATTTAATAGAATATGGGATATGAAAAAAAATATAAGGTTACAATAGAAGCTGACGATGAAATTATTTTCATTGCCAACGTAAAAAGAGGAGAGAGTGAGAGAGAAATTGATTTTGAGGGAGCAGCCGCAGATATGGATGAGGCTGAAACTGTATTGTATTATATTAAAGAAGCATTAATTGGGAAATTGAGATGATAGAACAGAAAATAAAAATATTGACAGATTTAGGGTTTGTGCCTATGGTAGAAGGAGAAGGAAATACGTTGTTTAGAATGAACGATGTTGTGATGTCGGTATCAGATCCTAATCAAACACCAGAGCAGTTAAAAAAGGAAGTTATGACTTTGATAAAGAATAAAGACATAGCCGAAAGAGGTGGACAGGTTCCAGTAGTTGAAGAACCGGCGCCTGAGTCAGAGCAGGCCCAGAAGGAGGAACCGGAAGCTCCGGAGGAAGAAGCCGCTCCTAACCCTGGAGAAGAAGATTTGAATCCGTTTACAGAAAATCAGGAAACGTTAGAGCCATTTTATATCTGTGATGAATTGAAGAAGATTGAGACTCCCAAATTCGTAAGATTGACATTAGACGACAATCGTTTTTATGTAAGGAAGATGGATGATGGGACAGCCAAGATATATGCTTCGGTAACAACCTTAATCAAAGACGGATTCGTAGATGATAAGACAGCACTTCAGGAATGGAAGCAAGAGATAAAGATGCTTGGTTGCAATCCAGAAGAGGTAGCGCAGTATGAAGCCGATAAAGGAACGATCATGCATTACCTATATGGATTGTATCTAATTGGAAGAGATATGGTCTTAAATCGAAGTTTTATAGTTAAAACCGTACAAGAAGGGAAGCTTAAGATATCGAAGAAAAATCTTGACCGATTCTTTAACAGCATAGATGATCTTGACGATATGATTGTTAGGGTTATGAAGTTTGCTAAGTTTTGTTCGGAGTATAAGGTTAAGCCGATGATGATTGAAAGAATATTATCATTAGAAGATTATTTGGTAGCTACGCCGATAGATGCGATGGTTAAAATGACATTCAAGTACAAAGAAGAAGGTTATTTTGGAGCCGTATATCAAAGGGCTACAGGGCAGTTCAAAAAAGGTGATCCGAAAAAGGAGGTAAGAGAAGTGGAGAAGGAAGAAGTGGTCATTCTTGACTTTAAATCGGGAGGAATATGGGAATCATACGCATTCCAATTAGAAGCTGAAAGAAGAATGGTTAAAGCATGGTACGGAATTGATGCGCGTATTATGAACTTTTCTCCAAAAAGCACGAGCAGTAAAGGATATACGCTGAAAGAATGGACAGAAGATAGTGTAGCACTTGAAAAGGCGGACTGTGTGTTCCAACAAGGGATGTTGAATCACCTTAGAAAAGACAAGAGGTTCAAAGTGAGAAAAGGAGTGCTGAATATCAATAAGCCTTACAATGAAGAGGATCATATTGTTGTATATGATATTGCTGAGGAAATGTCTAAAAGATTCGTAATATGAGTGATATTGTTATTCCTAAAGGAGATTATGTGGAAATCGTAAAACCGATATGTATCAATCCTTTTGGTGATTATTTTATTAACATCAAAAGGGGTTCAAGATTAAGATTATCGAAAGATTTGAAAATAGGGGATAAGTATGCAATATGCATACTCACATCTTACGAGAAATATGGCAAGACTGTTAATGTGATAATGCCTATACTGGTTAGAAACACAAGAAGAGTATGAAAAGAAAAATTAGAAGAACCGGGGAGATAATAGACATAATTACCTTCAGCGGCTCAACTATAAGAAGCGACTATGACAAAATACAATTCTATGACAGTAACGGAAGTGTGATAAATGAGAGTTTAAATTATTATCTCGATACCCTTCCTGTGGATGATGAAAACAAAGACGTAGACTGGGAACAACGTAGATTCGATCTTGTTAAGGCTTATTCTATTGAGTTTATCAAAACACTGCATAGAAAAGGAGAGATAGATTGCGGAGTATATGTACCAGATGTGGTGTCATGGTCTATAACTATAGCAGATAGAATCATAGAAGCAATGAGAGGAGTTCAAAATGCTTGATTTCAGAAGATACGAAAACGTACCTCGGTTTCAACTTGACCGCAGGCCCGGAAGGAGCCGACTGAAGCTAACCTGCCCGGCTTGCGGAAAAAGCCGGTGCCTCACTCCTTATATTGATGTGGCAACAGGTCAGGTTGTTGGCAACGAGTTCGGAAGATGCGATCATGAACGGACTTGCGGTTACGATAAACGACCTACTGGTAAGGATGTAGGTGACAAAGATCTTTGGATTTCAGGAAACAAGTGTATAAGAGCTTATCGCCCTCCTGTAAATCCTGACGTTGTAAATTACATACCTTTTAGCGAGTTTGAGAGGACTGTAGTTCCAGACGATAGAAACACTGTATTTAGATTTTTATCATCTCTATGGGGAAAAGAAAGGGTGTCTGATGTATTCAGGAGGTATCATGTAGGAACAATGGACTTATGGGGATGGAAAGGATGTTGTATATTCTGGCAGATAGACAAAGATTTTGTATGCAGAACCGGCAAGATCATGGACTTTTATATAAAAACCGACGGCCAGGGGAATGAGATTGATGTAAAAAGAGTGAAGGAAAAAGACGGCGACAATGAGCGGCCTCATGTTATGTTTTATCACTCGTTGCATGCAAGAGACTTCTTGTTTAGACAATGCCTGTTCGGAGAGCATCTTCTAAGCCAGTATCCGGATAAGGTGGTTAATTTGGTGGAATCAGAAAAGACGGCTATTATATGCGCTGTGAATAAACCAGATGAGTTATTTGTAGCTACTGGTGGGTTGCAGAATCTAAGGCCGGAAGTGATAGATGTTTTAAAAGATAGAAAGACCGTAGCTTTTCCGGACAAAGGACAAGCATTTGAGACATGGAGTAAAAAGATAGATGGGATGATGATGAAGTCAAGGATAAAAGTATCGGACTATCTTCAAAATGTTGAAAATGTAGGAGACGGAGATGATGTGGCAGATTTGATAATTAGTAACAAGGTAAAAGAAAAACAGTATGAGCCTGGACGTTTATATTAAAAGTAAGAAGAAAGAAGAGGATTGTAGATGGGTTGCAAACATCACCCACAACATGAACAAGATGGCACAAAGGATATTCGTATCAGAAAATAAAGAAACGCTGTACGATTATGTTTGGAGACCAGAAGAATTGTATAGAGAAATATATACCAATGAGATGAAGAATGTACTTACAAAAGGTATATGCATTATGATCTCCAAGAGAAAAAATCTTTTGAAATACGAGCCAGAAAATGGATGGGGGTCTTATGATTCATTTCTTAAGTTTCTTATCGAATATAAAGAGGCGTGCGAAGATCATCCGGGTTATATAATTGAAGCAAGTAGATAATATGGAAAATTACAAAAACACTTTAAATGAGGTAGTGGTGATCGAATCGTCACCAGAAACGTATTTTGTTTATGCTATTCGTAATGCTATTCGTATCTCTAAATGTGCGTATCCGACAGCCAAGAAAGTAATTTTCAAAAGAGAGGACGTAGAGGTAGAGATCTCAGAAATGGAAACTGAAAGCAGTTTGTATGAAAAGTTTAAAGAAAAACAAAAGAATAGGGTATGGAACTTAATGAGCGCCAACAACGGGTTTTAAGAGGCGAAATTTGTCCTTATTGCGGAAGGGAAACCGAGCTGGTCAATGCCGATAAAATATATAGCAGAAAAGGCTTAGGTATGGTTATGATGTGTAAACCATGCAATGCTTATGTCGGTGTTCATGAATCAGGACCGAATAAGGGAAAAGCTAAAGGTCGGCTTGCGGAGCCATCACTGAGGTCTCTTAAGATAAGAGTCCATGCCGAACTTGACAGACTATGGTCTACGCCGGAGGAACGGAAAAGGATGTATAAAGATTTATCTGAATTTCTCGCTATACCGGAAGAGTACACACATATAGGTATGTTTGGCGAGAAGACGATGGGAAAAGTCTTTCAGTTCTGTCATGCAAACAAAGAACGATCAGGTTCGAGAATAGAATGGCATAAGCCTGGAGATAAGTGCCCTAATAAGAACAATCAAATAGTGTCAGGAAGTAGCGCATGTAGAGGATGTCCTGAGTATCTTCATGATGAGAAAGACGGGTATGTCTGGTGTGATCCTGATATGAGCTACGGCAGGTTGAAATAGGGAGCGAATTGCCTATCTTTGTGCTATTATTCATCAAAAAAAAATATAAGCACATGGGTAGATCGACAGAGTACTACAGGACTCATCCCGAAGCCAGGAAGAAAAAGGCTAAAAAGGACAAGGAGATAAATGCCAGACCAGAACAGAAAGCCAAACGCCGAGAGCTTGGTCGTAAAAACTACGAAACGGACAAGAAGAAGGGTAAGGGCTGGAGAAAAGGCAAGGATTGTTCTCATACCAAGAACGGTCTTAGGTATAAATCAGTAAAAGCTAATAGGGGATCCAAATCGGATACAAAAGGTGACAAAAATGCACGAGGAGATAGCAAATAGGATAGATATAAGAAGGATATTCAAAACCTCTAAACAGGTTATGGAAGAGGCGTATGAGAATATCTTGAAATACAGGCGGGGAGAGCTTATCCCCGCTAAAACCGGATACGATTATATTGATGAGGCTTTGCTTGGAGGTATTTTCCCTCAGCATGCTATTGCCATAGGAGCCCGCCCGTCTGTAGGTAAATCGTATGTGGCCCAAAAGATATTGGAAAATGTGATGAATCCGATGATCAACCCGCAAGCAGAAGATTATTTTCTTGTCAATTGCGAGTTCGAAATGAATCCTCAAGATCTTCTTCTTCGCAGAATGAGCCAGGATATGAAAAAACGAGCTCCTGAAATATTAAGAAGGCAAGATTCTAATACAGTAGAAGAGATGAGGATGTTTGAAATCCTTCAAGGTGAAATCAGAAATAATATAATATACATCGATGCTCCGTGTACGGTAAAAGAGTTTGAGGCGGCTGTGTATCATATAGCTACCAAACACAAAGACAAACGTCTTATAATATTTAAAGTCGATCATATTGCTTTGATAAAAAGAATGGGGTTAGATCCTAAGTCGGCTATAGATGATTTGGTGGCGGTTATGAACGAGGCTAAATTAGTATATAAAAACATATTTTTCCTCATCATATCCCAATTCAACAGAGAGATAGAAGGAAGGATAAAAAGCCCACAAGAGCAGCCTCCGCGTCTTTCTGATTTTTACCAGTCTGATACGCTGGGTCAGTTATGTACGTTAATGATAGGTTTGCACAATCCTCGTAGGTACGGGCTGGATAAGTATATGATATTTGGGAAAGATTGGTATCAGACTCTTGATAGGTTTAAAACTGAAAACAAAACATCATTCAGGACAGCCGGACTGGTGTTTCATCATATACTGAAGGTAAGGCAAGTTAGTATGGAAGAGCTTACTAATACAATCCACCCAGAGATCCTGCCGGGGCATGGATGGATGTACGGGGAGGGCGGGACGAAGTTCGTGAACCCCAACCAGCCGCCGACGCCGCCCAAGCTCTATACTGTGGAAGACGTTACGGACAATCAGGAACAAGAGACAAAAGAAGAACAGTCATTGTATTAAAAAAAATAAGAACCATGAGACTAACAGTAGAAGAAAACGAATACCTGATAAGTAAGTTCCTTTTGGTTCTTACTGAGTTTGCAGGGGATGAAAGAGAGATGTTTTTAATCAACTCCATACATGATAAGGCGGTGGCGGATATGAATTATCGTCTTCCGTCTTTAATAAGCAGAGAACGTAAAAGACGAGTTATTGAGCTCCTTAAAGAAGGAACCAGAATAATCAAGGACTTTTCTGGCTATGCTGGTGATATGGGTATGATTAACGAATACGATCGTCTAAAGAAAGAAATAGGAACCGTCCAAGACCAGCTTGGTGACGTAGAAGGTCAACTTCGGGCAGCAGGAGAAGTTATTAAAAAAGAACTTGATATGATTGCTGACCGAATCAAAGAAGATCTTCTTGATCGAGAACTGGCTAAAAGTAATGCCGAGGCTGAAAGAAAAGCCAAAGTAGATCCGAGATACGAAGTAGCTTTAGGTGATTACAAGGAGATGCTGGAAGTGATTTTTACAACCAGAAACAAGTATTCTACGGTAGATTCTGTACATGACGATCTTCGACAGTCGGTATCTACCGGTAGAAATTCGATTATTAAAGAAGGGTACAACAGTTAAAAACAAGGAGGGAATATGGAAAAGAAGGAATTTAAAGTAGGAGAAGTGTTTACTGCCGGACTTGTAAGATTAAAATGTGTGGAAGGTGATACATGCGATAGGTGTATATTTGAAAAATACAATTATTGTTCATGTACAGACATGATTATTGGTCCATGTGAACATATTGATAGACAAGATAACAAGGATGTTATTTTCATTAAAGCTGATTAGGTATGTACATCAATTTCAGACAACTTGCAGCATCAGACATGACTCCTAATGATCTTGCTAATCTTCTTGCCATAAGACAGAAGGATACGGTTATGATCGAAGCCATGCCGGAAGAAGATGCTGGGAGGTATATAGAGCTTGGCCTGGTTGAGAAATTAAAATCAGGCGTGATGAGATTGACCAACAAAGGAACGTCTTTTGTGAATTATATAGAGACTCCGGAAATGACAGACGAGGTTCTGGAAACGTTGAAGATTATGATAGGGATGTACGAATCATATTCAAAAGACATAGGTGTCAGCAGAAAAGAAGCGGAATCCAGATTGTGTTGGTTTATGGGTAACACCTCATTCAAGAAAGAGGTCATACTTCAGGTAACGGAATCTTATATAGCAGAGTCAGGAGATTATACAATGAGCTTATGTAACTTTATATGGAAACCGCCTTCTCAGGCTTTTTCAGTCCATATGAACCTTAAAAACTCAAAGCTCTTTGACTTAATAGCTGAAAAATTTAAAATCGCTACCGAGCCTTATTTGGAGTCTAAGAAGAATAAGGAAATGGATTGGTTGTTTGCCGTATCTAAATTGCCTACGCCGCCGGCTAAAGGCAATCCGGATTATTTGTTTACCGGAAGTTCGGAAACAGACAAAGAGAGGTTGAAAAACATAAAAACGTATTTATTTAACAAAATTAGAAAGCAATGGAAAAAGTAAGAATTAGAAAGATAATAGAGGATATAATTATTACTCAGTTTCTTAATTCGGAAATGGATATAGTTCATGAAGAAGATGTGTCGTTTAAAGAACTTGGATTAGATTCTATTGATCGAATTGAGCTTGATGTGATGGTGGAACAAAAATTCAATATCGTTATTATTGATTATGATACAGAATCCATCAAAGATATGACTGATCTTGTTTACAAAATAATAACAGAAGGATATGGGAAATGATATAATTTTATGCATGGCTTTAATAGCGTCATTTGCTTTTGTTATACAGTTTTTATTGTCGATATTAGGATCTGATCTGGATACGGATATTGACATTGATAACGCTTCTGATTTAAGCATGTCTTTGTCGGACATCATATCATTCAAGGGCATAACACATTTTATTCTTGGATATAGCTGGACCACATACTTTTCGGGTTCCCATTTAGTAGGGGTTGTGATAGGGTCGTTTTTCTTTATCGTTTTGTTTTACGTATATAAATTACTTCTTAAGTTAAAACAAGAAATGGTGTACGAATGTCCGGAAGATTTGAATGGCAGAGAGGTGGAGATAGTATTTAGATCAGGGAAGAATCATTATATGGTAAATATTTCGAAAAATGGAAGACAGGAGCAAATGAGAGTAAGATGCTTGTCTGGAAAAACTTACAAAAACGGTGACAAGGCGAATATAAAATATGAAGAAGGAGAATTAAGTATCTAATTTTTTTTATCAACAATTAAATTTTAAAAGTTATGACAACAATCATGTACGTGTCAGCTATCTTAGCTGTAGTGATTATTTTGACAATCATCGGAGTCTTATCAAGGTATCGTAGATGTAAGCCTAATCAGGTCTTGGTCGTTTACGGTAAGACAGGTGGGGAAAAGAAGTCGGCAAAATTATATCATGGTGGAGCGGCATTTGTCTTGCCTATTATTCAAAGCTATGATGTTTTGTCAATGGAGCCTATGCAAATAGATTGCAAGCTTACCGGTGCTTTGTCATCTCAGAATATTAGAGTAGATGTACCTACGACCATTACAGTAGCTATCAGTACAAATCCCGAAATCATGCAAAATGCGGCAGAAAGACTTTTGGGGATGGATACCGAATCTACTGAAAATCTTATTACGGACATCGTTTACGGTCAGATGCGTTTGATTATTGCTGAAATGACAATCGAAAAACTTAATTCTGACAGGGATGAGTTTTTGGATAAGGCAAGAAAGAACATTGATAACGAGCTTAATAAGTTAGGTCTTTACCTCCTGAACATCAACATCAGTGACATCAGAGACGAAGCCGGTTATATTATGAACCTTGGTAAGGAGGCTGAAAGTAGGGCTCTGAACGAAGCACGGGCTAATATCGAAGAACAGGAGAAACTGGGTGCTATTAAGATTGCTGTACAGCAGAAGGAGAAAGAAACGGCTGTAGCTAATACCAAAAAAGAACAAGAGATTCAAATTGCTTGTACTGAAAAAGAAAAGGAAACGATAGTAGCTGAAACGAAGAAAGAAAAAGAAATAGCCTTGGCTTTAACCGATAAAGAGAAACAGATCGGCGTAGCTCAAGCAGATAGAGACAGGGCTGCGGTTATCGCAAAAACTTTAACCGACAAGGAATCGGCGATTGTAAGATCTAAGGCAGAACTTGAAGTAAATAAAGCCGAGGCTGAAAGGATGGAAGAAGTCGGAAAGAATAAGGCTGAAGCTGACAAGGAAGCAGCTATAGCAATACAAGACTCTGAAGCTCAGATTAAGAAGGCTGAGGCTGAGAAAAATGCGTCTATAGGATACAACAATGCCCAGAAGGAGGTTGCTGTGTCAGTATCAGAACTACAGATTATCAAAGCTCAATCAGAGAAGAAGGCCGGAGAAGAAAAAGTTAAATCGGAAGCGGCTGTAAAAACAGCAAAAGAGCTTGCCGACAAAGAAGTGGAAGAAGCTAAGGCTAAGAAAGTTCAGGCTGCGCTTAAGGCTGAAAAGATTGTGCCGGCTGAAACCCAGAAGGAAGAGGCTATATTACAAGCTGATGCTGAGGCAGAGAAGATCAAACGCCGGGCTGAGGCTGAGGCGGCAGCACATTTGGCAAAAGCTGAGGCAGAGGCAAAGGCTATTCAGATGAAACTGGAGGCAGAAGCCGAAGGTAAGAAAAAAGTCGTTAATGGCAGAAGCCGACGGATTTAAGGCTATGGTGGAAGCAGCAGAATCCAATCCTCAGATCGCCATCCAGTACAAGATGGTTAATCAGTGGAAAGAAATTGCCGGAGAACAGGTTAAGGCATTTGAGCACATTAACCTCGGAAATATCACGGTATTTGACGGCGGTCAGAACAGTACCGGTAATTTTCTTAACAATGTTGTTAAGACCGTCGCTCCGGCATTGGGAGTCATTGATCAGCTTCCGATTGCAGATACTTTAAAGAAGTTAAAAGGAGATGACAAAAAATAAATACAATGGCCCAAGGTTACACTTGGGCCTAATTGAAGAAGCAAAAGCAGCATTCATAGATTTCCTGCCGGCAGGGACAGTGATTTTAAGTGCTTTACTAATTACGATATTTTTAACATGGATTTTGGACAAGATTTAGAACCAGAAGAACTGACCAAGCATTATGATCAGTGTTATGGAATTGATTTTGAAACAGAAGAAGAGGAGGATGAAGAGTATGACTGACGAGGAATTTGTATTGGATAATAAGAAAAAGGTTGTTGTAAGAAAAAGAATATCTTATTTAAACAAAGGAGATAAAGTATGGATTGTGTCTTCCGACGGGTATCTGCTGCACACGGACGTAGTTAGAGCCGAACGCGGACGGTCTTATGTGGATATAGACGGGATTCTGTATTGGAAGCGAGGATTAGATGGTAAGCATCGTAATCGTAATAACTACATGCAGTTTGCCATGACACCAGAAGACGGTAAGAAGTATGTCGTATATTACCCGGAAGGATTTAAAGACAATGACTTATGATGGTCCCGGAAACACATTTGCTATATAAGGAGTTTAATGGTGTGAAACGTCTTGCCATATCTTATTCCCAGATAGATACGTTTCTTACTTGTCCAATGAAATGGTATAAGACTTACGTGGAGGGCAAAAGGTCTACGGAAAAACAAGAAGCTACGTCTTATGGTACGGTTATTCATAAGACACTGGAATACTTCTTCAAGAACGGAAGACAGCCTTCTGGCAAAGACCTGGGGGAAGCTATAAGTTACTATGCTTACCAAGAAGACATACCTTGGCAATCACCGGAAAATATGATGATAGCCATGAAGCAATCTGGAGAGCTTCTTGCTTGGATTGTGGATCTGTTCAAAAAAGACGGCAATAGGTTTATGATAGCTGATAGTGATCTTAATCCCTGCGAGAAACTTATCAGACACGGCGCTATAGTTGGAGTCGAAGAAGATTTTGTGCTGCCGTACCGTCTTCCTAAGCCTGTTGATATAAATGGGACCGTTCATACTCATGTGTACATAGTAGGATCGGTAGACCTTCATCTGGCTATAAAAAGCAAGAACGTAGTTCACCATTATGTCATAGATTGGAAATCAGGTAATAAGGTTTTTGATTCTAAGAAGTTGGAAACGAATTTACAGCATCCTATATATTCATTTTACATCTATAGAAAATATGGTGGAGTTCTACCAGATATGAACATCTATTTCTTTACCAGAACCAGACAATACCAAAAGGTTAAGGTGGATGAGGAACGTAAAACAAAATCTATAGAGATGCTAAATGACACTTTGTCTAAAATGTATGATTTTGAAGATAATAGTGTAAAAACATTTCAGGCATACATCCAGGGGGCAGAAGGAGCCAGGTATAGCAAGCGGCGTGCCACCCTAAGCCAGCCTGTTTCGCAAAACAAGCTACCCTGCCCGTCAGCACTGTGTTATTATTGCGACTTTGGATTACATAACAAAAACGAATGCCCTTTCTCTTCGGATTGGGATCCGTCTAAAAAGATAAAACGATGAAATACGATGATGTTCAAAAGTTAAGAACAAAATACCGGCAAGATCCGGAAGTTATAAACGTAGAATACAAGAGAGACGTTGCTGTAAGATGTGGGAATTTCAAGAAAGCATTTGAACTTCAGGAGAAGCTGGAGGATATATGGTTTAACTACTTAAAGGGAGTCCAATGAAAGAAGATCTAATATGTGGAGTAGCGATCCTTTTGTATTTAGTTTTATTATACTTACTCACGACAGCTTTCATAAAAACAGGTAGAGCAGTAGATCGTTATAAGATGAAGAAGAAAACTGACAAAATCAAAGTAGGTCAAAGATACGAACATAAGAACTACTTTGAGGATCCATTTGAAAGAGGCAAGCATGTGATTAAGATATTAGACATAAAAGAAGGGTACGCTCTATATGAGTACGAAGAAAAACTATATATACGTTCTTCTGTGAGTCTTGAAGATATTGTTAAAAAATACATTTTAATTACTGATGTTAAACACAAGTAAGTCATGAAAAAAGAAGTCACAATCAAGGAAGATATGGCTGTGTTTTATAAAAATACAGGAAAAGAACTATGGATTTATAACGGACTTTTCAGAAACAAGGTGTTGTCTATAAAAAAAGATAAAGCCATTATCATGTGTGAAACTGATGCTGAATATGCTGTACTGATAGAAGATAATCAGTTTATTGCCGTAGCAAAAAACATGGATTATGATTACTGCTGCGCATTCACATTAGGTAATGCCGAGGCTTATGGGGATCGTATGGGCATATCGTGCAGTGTATGCTTGCTTGAAGATAACGAAGATAAAGCAAGGGAGATGTTGAAAGAGGCGATAATAGAACTTTCAAAAAACAGTAAAATAGATTGCGATGGGCTTTGAACTTAGACCTTACCAAAAAGAGGCAGTAGATGCCGGGCTTAAGTTCCTTACAGGAAGATCTAAGAAGCCTGGCATAGAAGTCTTGCCGTGTGCAGCGGGGAAGTCTTTGATAATTGGCAAGATAGCTCATGAATTAAAAAGACCTATCCTTGTATTACAGCCATCTAAAGAGATTCTGGAGCAGAATTATGCGAAGGCTGTATCATTCGGTTCTAAACCTACCATATATTCTGCTTCATGTAAAAAAAAAGAGTTATCGGCTATGACTTATGCTACACTTAAAAGCATAAAGAAAGACGTAGCAAGGTTGAAAGATATAGGGATAGACACATTATTGATAGATGAGGTGCATAGCGGGTATTCTCCTGAAGAAGGTTCTGAATTTATGGAGTTTATGAACAGGTTCCCAGAGGCGAAGGTGCTGGGCTTCACCGCCACTCCCTGCCGCCTCCGAACCTACAGTTCCATGCTGGAAGGAAACTACAGCAAACTCAATATGCTGACGAAAGACGAACATAACTTCTTCAAGAAAATAGTTCATGTAACTCAAATACAAGAGCTAACTTCTCAAGGGTTTTGGTGTCCACTTAAGTACGAACGATGGTCGTTTGATGAATCGGCTCTGATGTTAAACAGCACTGGAGCCGAATACACCAACGAATCTATTAAAGAAAGTATTGTACGAAACGGCTTAAACAACTCTATCTACAAGCGTCTTCTTCAGCTTATGAACGAGCGTAAAGCCATTTTGGTTTGCATGGATTCTATCGAATCATGTAATAGAATATCAGAGTTCATGAATGCCAGGATGGGAGCCATAACCGGTGTCGTAACATCGCTAACAACCAAAAAGAAAAGAGAGCAAATCATATCAGATTTCAAAGAAGGTAAGTTGAAGGTGGTTTTTAATTATTCAACGCTTGCTACCGGATTTGATTTTCCTGAACTTGATTGTGTGATGTTTGGTCGACCGACTTTCTCATATTCAACGTATTACCAAATATTAGGCCGCGCCGTCCGCATCCATCCTGACAAGAAAGAGGCGCTGATTATTGATTGCTGCGACAACATGAGGCGTTTCGGTCGGATAGAAGACTTGACAATCGAGCAATTCCCTTCTAAGGGCTGGTGTATGTTTGCCGGAGATCAACTTCTGTCCAATATAAGGATGGGTGATATTATTACCAAAGACGAGATCCTTCGCCGGGCAGCCTCGCTTAAATCTGTGAATGGAGATGGTAGGAGAGAAGACGATCTTGACAGTATAATAATGTGGTTTGGAAAATATGAAGGAATTAGATTCAGGGACATACCGGTGTCGTATTTTAGGTTCTTGGCTGAGAATATGGCAGTAAAACCAGGAGATAGAAAAGAAAAGATTATCGAATATTATAATAGGATAAAGGCATGAACAACAAGAGAAGAAAAAAAATATCAGATGTTGTCAAAAACGTAAATAAGTATAAAACAGATTTTGAATACATCAAATCAAAGTTATCGGAGTTGAAGTACAACATAAATTCAGCCAAGGATGATGTTGATATGATTTTAGATGAAGAGACTGAGGCGAGAGATAATATACCGGAATCGTTACAAGACTCAGAAAGATATTGGGAATCAGATCAGGCTGTAACTGATATGGAGGAGGTGGTTGATGACATGGAAAGTATTATAAATGATATAGATGATGTGATTTCGACCATAGATGGGAGCATTAAAACCATAAATGGTTCTATAAAAGTAAATTTGGTAGGAATAATGTGAGTCCATAAAAACACTATAAGTAAAATTTAACACTATAATTTTTTATTGATGTATCATGATGTATATATTTGCATCATGATATTTTTTTAGTGTTATATTTCATGAAAACAAATGTTACAATGGTATCGAAAGATCGGGAACTGTTTGGTGTTATAATTAAACAAGACACCAAAACATCATTTATGTCCTTAACAGACCTACAAGAGGCTTATACGAGAAAAAGGATAGAAATGGGATGGAATGAAAAGAGAATAGAGAACATTCTGTCCAATAAAGAAAGTGCTGAACGAATATACTATATCCTTGAAAAACAGGGATATACGATAGAAGCAGGATTTCCTGGTTTTATCCAATCTGTTGAAAAAGAATCACTTATAAAAGTGATGAAAAAGATGGGAGCTTATAAAACTATGGGAAGAGGAGAGAATAGGAGGACGATGTGCAATCCTTATATATGGGTTCTTGTAGCTATGGAGCTTAACCCTATGCTGTATGCTGAAGTAGTAACATGGTTGACGGACAAACTTATTTTAAATAGGATAGAAGCAGGAGATAAATATAATGTCCTATCAAGGGCCATATCAAGATTTCCTGATGCTGATTATACGAGAATGGCTAAAGGCCTCAATTGGATCGTTTTTAACGAACATGAGAGCATGATAAGAAACAGAGCAACTCAAGAGCAGTTAAAAGAACTTGAAATGCTTCAATCCAATCTTGCATTTTGTATAGAAATGGGAACCATATCTTCTTTTTCCGATTTAATAAACATGATGGGGGCTATATATAAGAAAAAGTGGGGATCGGGAGCAGTATCTTCTAAAAATATAAAATCTTCAAATAATGGAAACAAATGAATTAAGGGAAATACTTAAATTGTATGGTCTTCAACATGATGTTGTTATCAACAAGAGTTCAAGAAGGTATTCTATTATCTTAGATAATAACATAATAGGAACCAATCACGACAAAGAGAGGGTGGTTGTGTTCCGTTCTATACCGGAAGGGAAAAACACATTCTGCATGGAGCGAGATAGGTTCTACACGGAGTTTGAAGAAGCTTTTGATGACGATAAAGCCATAGAAGCCGTAAGACAATATTTTGAAAACAATAAAACAGAAAGTCATGAACGAAAACGAAGTATTTAGATTAAAGGGCAGAATAGCTATATCCAACCTATCACGTGAGGACAAGGATATGATAAATAGCATCCTTGATGGTATCAACAAAAAGGATGAAGAGGAAAAAGGATATGTCTATACCGTGAAAGTAAAACTAAACAACGGAAGTCTTGCACATGCTACTTTATTTTTTAAAAGCAATACAGGCCCTACATTTGAAGACTTAAAGAAGGAGCTTGATGACATGGGAATTAAAGATGATGATTATAGTGATAGCGGCATAATTATCATTAACCGCATTGTTATGAGCGGAGAAGAATTTGATCGCTTTATAGGCGAAGAATAAAATAATGGGCTATATTATTATACTAATTGATTAAAACAACGATAAAACGATGGAAAAGATGGACAATAATACTAAAAACATCCTTTATCCAAAAGGATCTATTTTTCGTACATTGAAAGATGATAAAATAGATAAAAGTACTATAATGTACAAAGGATCTATAGTAGTTGCAGTAACAAATATAAAAGAAAATGACAAGTTTGCTGAAGTTTGTTACAATGGAAACACAATTATTATAGAAACAGATATTATGGAACTTGTTCTTGTAGGAGATCCAGAAAAAAGTACTTCAATAAAATCAGTGAAAAATGACATCATTGACGACAAACTACGATGGGATTTGCTTCCGATGGAAGAGATTGAGGACATTGTAAAAGTCTATCATGCCGGAGCCAAGAAATATGGGCCTAATAATTGGCAGAATCTTGACAATGGCTTTGAACGGTATCGTGCGGCGGCTGCCAGGCATATAATGGCATACCTGAAAGGAGAGAGAACGGATAAAGAGACGAACGTGCACCATTTAGCTGCGGCTGCATGGAATGTGATAACTATGTTGTGGTATGATAAACACGGAAAAGGATTAATACCATTAAATAAGGAGGAAAAGAAATGACAAAAAAACAAATGATTCAACTGTTAGACGACGAGCTTGATGCAATGAACAAACATAGAAGTAATATTGAAAGAATTAAAAAGGAATATTTCGATTCTGTTTATGGGTTAAAGAATGGAGATAAAGTGAGTGTTCTTTACAAACGTTCGAAAGAGCCTCTTGTTGATTTCTTTAAGAACGTGCAAATCACAAATACTGGAACAGTTATATTTACAATCCAGAAAGCTAATAAAGAAGGAAGACCTGGAAGAGGATCTTATTTGGTGTATGAAGACGATTTGAGCGAAATCAAAAAAGTAGAATAACATGATTAGAGCAAGATTTTACATTAGAAAGGATGACTGTGACAATGATTACCGTCCAGTCAAATGGCCTATAAAATATCCATATTGGTGTAGTGCAGAATCCAGTAATTCATTTGTATTGGTGGCGTATGCTGAAGATGAAGACAGCATAAAAGAACTGTGGCCGGAGGCGTATGATATTAATGTCTTAGAAAAAGATACCGAGATTAGATTTACATTAAGATTTCCTAAACCGGAATGGTATGAATTGTACGAAAGGGAATTAGAAGAATGTGATAGGTTTATATGGATTACAGATGCGTGCATGAGAGACGGTGTAATAAGAAAAGTAAAAGCTAAAATAGAAGAGTATGGTGGTCTTTTGTTAGCCGACATTCCTGATAGGATCACTTCTTATGAAATAGGAAGGGATGCTTTTGAGAGCAAAGAAGAAGCTTTAAAACATGCAGAGGAACGGAGAACGCACCTGATCGAGTCAATTAAGAAACAATTGAATGAACTTGAAAATCTAAAATTCGAATGTGATGATTAACTACGCAGCAAAAGCCAGGAAGGCTTATTTGATAAACAATTTCGATAAGATTCTTAACAGTCTTAACACGCTTCATTCAACGGTTGAGACTATGACGTTGTTCGTAAACGACCAGGCTTATAATTACATTCTTAAGCTGAAAGAAGTGGTTAAAGACGGCCCTATGTACAGACATAATGTCAAACGATTCTTGAATGATATGGATAAGGAGATAAGGAAATACAATGCTTCTATCTACTACATAAATAAAGAGCGTAGTGAGGTTATAGCTGATATAACACAAGCGATGGAAGATTGCCTCATGCCATACATAGACGACCTGGCCGGCGCTATAAGGGCAGCCGTGTGGTCGAAGGGCGTGTCCGAGGAGCGGACGGAAGCGGCGGTACTGTCCCTAATCGTATCCTCCTTGGCCATGACATCAGGCAGACTTATCTCAGGTGGATATCAGATCATGAAAGAAATGGGTGGTGGCTGGGGTGGTAATCCATTTACGTTTATGAGCATTGATAAGATAAGACACTTATCTACATTATTATCTGATGCTATTACCGGTGGAGAAATAGCTCTTGAAGAAAAAGAAGCCAATGACATAACTAAGGCAATGGATGTTTTTATTGAGAAAATGTCTGATTCGGATATTGTTGACAAGGTAATCAGCATACTCGAAGAAGCAGAATCTAAAAATAAGGAGGAACGATCATGAATTATTTGGATGGGTATGTAGAAGAAGTTCTTTCTGAGCCGTACTATGATGATTATGGCTCTGGGATTTTTAAGTGGTGGGTGGAAGTGTCTTACGTTTGTGAAGGTACAGAATCAACTACTATCTTAATGTTTGATACAAGAGAAGAAGCAGAGGCAGTAAAACCAGGTTATAAATTTTTATGTTAAAAATAATATGAGGTATTTTGTTTTATTGATAGCACTTGTGTTATCATCATGTTCGCATGATGATAATCAGATTAATGACGGATGGGTTATATATGATCTACGTCCTTTAGATGGTGAATGTGTGATATATTATGGTGAAGACGGAGGATTTTCAATATTTAACAGTAATAGATTTATAAAATTCGTTGGATACCAAGGGGAATACAATATCGGAGATTCTATTAAGATCGTGAAAGTAAAATAATATGGAAAATAATTTAAAACTCGTATGTCCAAAATGTGGCACCCCTCACCAGCCTCATTCTCCGCACACGATGGATGCAGATGGATTTGAAAGGTGTGAGATAAGAACTGTTATGGAAGACAGGGGATGGTGCTACGAATGTTCTTTTTGGCAAAACTTGTACGACAAGCACAAAGACGATCCTGGATGGGTTAGGATAGACGGTGTAAGCTGGGTGCTTAAGCCTATGGTGGAAAACGTACCGAGCGGATGGAACAGCCTTGGATGTGGTGGAAGAAAAATGTATATCAATATCGAAGGGAAAGGCATTGTTACATCAAATAACTGCTGGTGTCAAGGTGATGTTTCGGACGCATTCAAGGATCTTATGCCTGATAATGCTACTTGGGCTACGAAGGAGGAATTTGACAAAGCTCCTGTAGTAGGATATATTGTAGAAGGTATTGGTTTAGTTTTCACAGATAGGGAAGGTCATGAAGTTAATGCTTAGAGACTTAGGTAATTATATACCTTTTTCATAACAAAAGAAACCGGTTCTCTATCATCTCTGACTGAGAACCGGTAAGAAAACAATTTCAGAAAAAATTAAACCTACATAATCTTTCAAGTAAGAACAAAAAACGTACAATCTACTCTTTGACGATGCTAATATAGCATATTGAAATCATACAAAAACAATACAAGTCTGATATTCTTCGTCTATTTGTAACTAACATCATCGTCTCCTTCCGAATCAGGAGTGGCGCCGATGAAGAACATCATTGACTTGTTGTTCGTCTGCTGCCACCAATTATAGGCGCGCGCTACGTCTTCCGGCGTCTTAATGTTATACCATTGTTTGATAAACGTCTGTTTGGCGAGTTGCCTAAATAACTTAGACTCTCCCTTGTATGTACCAGATGTTACTTTGTCAAGTGAATAATTCCTAAGATCGGTAAGATCCTTCAGCTTCCGTCCCATGACGAACGGGTCGTTAATGATATCTACCACGTTAAGCTCCATAATAAACGGCATCTGTGAAGCTATTTCGTTTATGGTTCTGAATCCGACATAGGATCCGAATTGAGTAAGCCGACTTTCTTCGTTTTCATCATCATCACGCCATCCGGCAAGAAGCATAGATACGGCCTGCATGATAAGGAACGTGCCGGCATAGACACTGAGACGTTTGAGATTAGTTTTCTCTACCTCATTCATATTGTCTTTATTTTCGTTCCAGGCATCTATGATGTTTTTCATACCAGACTCGGAAGCCAGGCTAAATGTTTTGGCTATCATATTCTTTAACGTAATTGACAGTCCTTCCTCTTCTTGCATTGTCTGGAAATTGAAGCCACGTCTTTTCCACAGACGTTGAGCCGCCAGCACCAACCATCCTCGGTGGGCGGTCATGAACCTGGCTATCCAGTTGCGCGATGCGGCAGTTCGGTTTTCTTCATTCAAAGATCCGTTACATATCTGCGACAAGCTACGGACTTGATTTCTGGTTATAGCCATCTGGGTTTCAACTTCCTCAACAGTAACACCTGATCCGGGCTTTACAACCACCTTCCCATCCACGACGTCTACCATACTCCATAAAGTACGATCTTTTAATGCATTCCATTCTCTTTTTATGGTACTCTGTTCTTTATTGCGTTCTTTTTCCATCTTGAAATCTTGGAACGTATAGAACCGGCCTTTGTAATAACGAACATTGTCCATAGTAGCAATCATAACCTGCGGATTAAGAGGGTAGTTCAGGATTTCCATAAAAGCATACATAGGTGAACGCATTAAGGTCCTGGCTACTCTATTGTATCCGGCACCATACATACGATTTCGGATATTGAATATTCCCATTCTCTCACCTATGACATATAATTTGCTTTTTCTATCTATATCTCCGGTTTCTGCTATACAAGATGGCGCAAGACGAGAAAACTCAGCCGATGCGTATTTAAGGGAGTCTTTGCTTATATACTGTCCTACGGCAGATTCCATGATGAGGTTGATATGACCTGTTAAGGCGCCGGTAGCTGCCACAAACGGGGACAGCGCCAGGTTCATAACCGACATAAATCTTTCAACGGCCATCATTATCCTGGTAAGGTCTACCGTATATCCTCCGATGTTCACCGTAAGTTTTTTGGTGTTCATCCTAATGCCATAATAATGGTCATTGAAGAAGTCCCTGAACATCTGATATGCTTGGGTTGCTTCAGCCTTCTTACCGCCTTCAAATTGCTTATTCAGTAACATCTGCTCCAGTCCTTGGGCAAGCTCTATAGATTTCTGCTTTTCGTTGTATAATGATGATTGCATCATAAGCATCGAATAAGAGTAACCAAAATCATGAGATACGTCATCTTGGTTCTCTAATTCATATATGTAGTATTTAGGTATGGACCGAACCCTATCTTCCGGATCATATACCTCACCCTGGCGTGTTTTACCATACAGGGAGTCATCTACGCGGTCAAGACATAAGTCGGATACGAAGTTCCTGACCGTACTTTTAAGGCTGATACCTAACCCTTCTATACGTTCTATATCTTGTTTGGATATCTGTGGAATAGCATACAGGTTCGGGCTCTGCTCTTTGTATAGATCAAGGGATTGTCTTTTTATTTCCTTGAGTTTTTGAATCATATTCCACTGCTCTACGTTTTTAGTAGCGACCTCATTACCATCAGCATCATATTTGATACCAAAGTCATTGAAATACGATTCATCACGATACAGGCTTTTCTTGGGCATACGATGACCATACCCATGATCTTTTACATAATCAGGATTACGACCGCTATTTTCGGCTTCAGATTCAGCCACCCACGCTCTTGCAGGGTCGAAAGACAGGTACGATATATTCATACCATAATCTTGTGTAGATGTCCCGTTCTGTACGTCTTTAACCATCTGTGCCACGTCTATCTCACCTCGACCTATTTTACTAATCATAGCCGCATATCCGGTAGGTGCCATGCGTTTATAGTACGAAAAGACCTGGCTCCTGGCAAATTCATTAACGATCGCATTAGCTTCTTCTATACCTGATTCTCTTGTGTTATTTAAAAATAAGCTGGCCATCTTAGCATTGACAGCATTCCTAAAATCTCTACCATCTAATTCTTTGCTTATTCCAAGCTTTTCTGACAGGTAGTTGATTTCAGATACGGTAAACAGATATCGGTTATCAGCAGCCTTAAACAGCTTATCCCTTAAAGCCTGAATCCTTTTTGCTTTCTTTGCCGTAGTATGACGTTGCACAAACTTCCATTCCACTTCCTTGGAGTCAGCAAGAGCATTTAAATAAGACTGATTTACTTCGTTTTCAGCCTTACTGCTTTTAGTAAGGTACTTATCAATATCTTCAAGACCCACCATCTTAGCATAATCTATTAAGATAGCGTAATCGGTTTCAATAGCTTCGGATGCAGCCCTAAAAGCATCTCTTTCAGATGAGGTAAATGTTGCTTCATTGATTTCTCCGATATCAGCCACGTCACGGTTGTTGCCGATTATTTCCTTGATAATAGCCTTATTTTTTTCTATATCTTTTACAATCGAATCCACGTCAGTTGCATCTCTATCACTTGTCGTAGAACTAATGATGTCTTGTGCCATTTTAAGATACGAAGCCTTGTTATTTGATTCGGTACGCGCCGATTGTTCTGATTCTACGTCATTCCAAAACCGATCGTTGAATGACAGGTGCCCTCCCAACATAAGTGTCTTCAGCGCAGCTTCCCCTCCAGATTCACGCTGAATAGTTCTCAATTTTTGCAGAAATGATTCTGATACGGCATTAGTGACATTATTTGATTCTTTTCTCCAAACTTCATTTATGGCTTGTATTTCTTTAGCCATCTTGAGTTGATCACCGGTTTTATCTACTCTCCTGGTTCCTACGTATATGTATTCTGAAGCTGCTTCCTTACGTTGTTTACGAAGCAGTCCTTCTTCTTCGTAGTTACTACTCTTATAGTAAGCAACCTCATCAAAATTACCACCGCTATCAATAAAAGGCTGCCTCAATATCCGCTTCTGCCGAGAAAGAGCATTAAGGTATTCTTTGGTTGTTTGAGAAACCGGATGCCCTAATTCTTCTTCGGCCTTTTTGTATATGGATTCCATTCTTGTGGCATAACTTTCACTAAATTCCAGTTCTGAATTTTCAGCATCCCACTTCTCCATCTGTTCTGTATAAATCTTTTCCTGCTCGATGGTAAAAATATCGGTATTAACCCTATCGGACGACGGTTTAAATTTAGCGTTCTCAGTAACCGTATTTCCGTCCTTGTCAACTACTTCTCTTTTAAATACGTAATTACGGTTATTGTCAACCACATCATTGATTTCTTCTTCTGATATCTCTATGTTCATGGCGGTCGCAAACGCTCGCATCTGCGCCAGCTTCTTATTACGATCGTATTTAGCCATATCAAGGGCACTACGAAGGTAATTAGAAGTTTTGCCGTCTACTTTCTGAAGCAGTTTTTCAAATTCAGATTTGTTAAAACCATGCTTTTTCGCATATGCCAGGAAATCGGATATGGCGGGCTGGGCATTCACCATCGCATTGTAATTGTCTTTGGCAATCATAGCTCCAAGAGCGTTATTGAACGGGCTGGAAGAATGCTCTAATATACCGAACCACCTACTTATCCAAGAAACATCGTGTTGAACCTTATCAAAGAACTCTTTTACTCTCTTTACCTTATCTGCCGGCACATGAAGTTCGTTCATTAACTTATCAAGCAACGTACTTTCATCAAGGTCTTGTACTGATTTAATATCAGACTGAATACCATTGATGTCGGCAATGACGGTATTGATCCTATTTGTATAATCCTGCTTTTCACGCTCATCAAATTCGGTACTTCTGTTACGGATATATCCTCGAAGATCGTTCATGATTGGAAGAACCTGGTTGTTGATAATATCTACGTTCTTTCGATCATTGGTATTGAAGTGAAGCTTGCCGTCTTTGGTATCACCATGAAGGATGGTGTTCACCACATTGCTTAAGTATCTAACCTGAGCTTCGGCTGTAGAGATCATGCTGTTCATGGCAGCCGCCATCTCATTCTTGTCTATTTCGGTCTCTACCTTATTTATCTTATCTTCTATAGTCTTAAGCTGAGCAAGGGTCATAGACGTAGTTACAGCCCTGTCAGAGCTTATCTGACGTAAGTCTCTTAACGTTTTTCTCAATGCCCGGATCTTAGACTCAAGAAACTTGTTCTTGTTCATAGAAGAAAGGGAGTATAATGTAAAGTCATTATCCTTCAAAAGAGAAGTATCAAATCCTTTATCTATGTCGGTAATAGCAAGATCACGAATATTTTTAATAACGTTATTCAAATCCTGTCTTTGGGTTGATAAAGCTGATTTAAGCCAGTTTACAATTCCAGAGAGAAGCTGCCGGACGCGCCCCAGGAAGGAGGTGGGCTCTACCGGCGCCTGTGCTGTGCCGGTCTGCATCTCCCTGGCGAGGATCTTTCCAAGAATTTCTCTCCTAACAGCATTATCAAGCTCAGAGCCTTCATATACCTTACCGTATGTATTATAATACTGACCTGCATACTGATTCCATTCTTCAGTGCCTTCTACATCTTGCAAAACAGATTCAACAGCATTCTGATCTCTGTACGCCTCTACGAGAAAGTGTGCTGTTTCTTCTACTAAGTCAGACAAAGTAGCATCTTCACCGACTGCTATTACGTTATTGGCAATATCCGCCAATGCTTTAGCAGAAGGTTCGTGTCCGTATTTAGTTTGGTACTTCTCTATATAATCGGTCATGCCAACGACACTAACGCCCAGCGTTTTCAGTATCTCAACAATAGAATTTCGTTGATTACGTTCCTCTTGGCTATAATCCGATACTATCTTAGCTTTAGTATCAGCATAAAGATCATTGTCTTCTAATATAAATGAAACTACAAGCGCATCAAAGTGATCGTATTTAGCATCCAATTCATTGTATCTTCCAGACTTAAGATCGCTCTTTATCTGCTCCTTGCTAACTCTTTCTGTTCCTCCGGTGGCGAGTCTCATAGTTACCTTACTATTATCCAATGAATTTATGGTTATCATACCCTGGTCGTTCATGGAAACATCAGAACCAAAATGATTACGGAGCTCAGTGTAGGATAATGCTGAATTGAAAAGTCTAATTTGTCCTGTATGTCCTTCTCCTGTAATATAATAGCTTCTTGTTTCCGGATCGAATATCTTGGATCCGGACAAAAGACCTTTCTTTATAAGGTAGTTTATTATCCCACCTTTTGTTGATAAAGAAGTGGAAGCAGAAGCGGTCATGACCGGTATAAAAGACTTGGGATTATTAAGAACATACTTTCCAGCCTTGTAAGTAATGTCTGCCACTCCATCCACGGTAGATTCTTGAACGATGCCTGATAAGAATCCTATTCTAATATCATTCCCTCCAGAGCGAAGAGCTTCTCCGTAATCTTCAAATAATTGATTACGATCGTTCATGAAAAACAAACGAGGCTCTCCAGTCTGATACGTTACACCCACAGGATTAGAATCTGCCTCTGGTAGCTCTTCTGGGCTAAATATCTTAAGACCGTCTTTTATGACCATATAATCAACACCCTTATCCTGTACCATAGATACGGGAGTGAAGTCTGAAGATATAGCATCTTGCAGATACTGGCCGGCGTCTATTCCCGGTCCTTCCGGTACGGAAATATCTGACGGAACCATAGCATCCACCAACATAATATTATCACCCAGATCCTGGCTATAGAATCCAAAGCCTGATTCTTGAATCCCATAAGGTGCATCTGATTTCGACACAAGAATAGGGTTGCTCATCTTAGAAGCCTTATCCAGCACCCTTTCTCTATAGGCTTCCGGAATAAGGTCGATATTGGATTTTACCTTATTATAAGCCTGTTTGTTAATAGGTACCCTCTTTCTCCAGTCTCCAAAAGCCTTTAAGAACTTATTAGAAAATACGGTTTTAAAAACAGTAGTAGCCCGTTCCCTGTTCTCCATAAGAGGAATAGATGCTATTTTATCAAATAACATAGACCTGTCCCCTGATCTGGTAGAGACAGAAACAACTTTCTTTTTATTATCTCTTTTAATAATACACGTTGATACCATGATAAAACATTTTTGTTATGAGACAAAGGTAGCTAAAAATCAAGCATATCATAAAAAATTAAGCCATCTAACTTCTCAGTCTGATGGCTTAAAAATAATATGAAAAAAAATTATAATCTGACGCAAATCGTCAAGTTACGCTTATGCATTGTATTTATACCCATTTCTATGAATAAACCTTCCTGATTCGAACCTTTCCACATCATCCGGTCCAATAGGTCCGCAGTCTTCCCTCCTTGCCTCATACCACAGCCCCGGCTTACGAAGTCGGCAAGTTATGATATAATTGAAGCAATTGTGCGTAAAATGGAAAACAGATCCTACAGGGAAATACCTATCAGCTTGAAATACGATTCTTTTTCGTTTAGTATCAAACGTGATATCTCCTACTATCTTAGCCACGTAATAGCTTCTGCCATTTAACGTTTCATCTGTTTGTGGTATCCAATAATAACCTCTTGCCATGCCACAAATATATAAAAAAAGTCGGACAAGACACATGTCCGACTTTATATTACTTTGATTCATTTTCAAACCGCTTTATAAGAGAAGCAATATCATCACCACAAACAAACATCATTCGACGTTCTTCTTTTGGTTTATGAGACACTGGGATGGTTTTGTTTATCTTAATCTGATTCGCCAGACCTCTGCCTAAACGAATATCAACTTTTTTACCTTTCATGAATTATTTGTTTAAAAAGACCAATTCCATCTATTATAATATGACCGCTTTGCATACGACCATTATTAGGATTGTGTAGAAAATTGAAACCACTTTCTTTTTCCTGTCTTTCAAAAGAACTGATATCCTTTCCTCTACGGGCTCTTTCAAAAGCTTTCTTGAACAACTTGCCTCTAAAGGTCTTGACGAGGATCTTGGTAGCGTTATTGCCGGCTTTTACCATTGCTTTCCTTGCCTGGTCCTCCGAGACAAAACTGCTTCGGAAAATATACGATGCTGCTGTTTGTATGTCCTGCTTGGTAATCATATGATAAACATTTCTTTCAGAATACTGATCTTTATTCCGTATATCAATTTCATCTCATCTCTATCATATACGTCAAAAAAGGATTCACTGGGGTCCTTTGGATTTACGTTCAATTGAATTATGCAATTACCAGTATAAACCTTAAGCTTATAATTATCAGAATATATATCCTGCAACATGATTTCAAATGTTGCAATTAATTGTTTAACAAGGATTACGTTAAATGAAAAAGACTCTTTGCCATCACCCTTAAATGTAATATAATCAAAATCCTTGGTATTGTCAAATTCGTACTCTACCCGACTGCCGTCCATCATATCATAAAATATTGACTTTCTGATTATAAATCCCATATTGTTTTATTTTTTAGTTAATACAAATCTTCTGAATACAATTGTTCTCTAATAGCACTCCTATCTACTACCATTTCCTGATTATTGTTTCTAACAAGTTCAGATGCTTCTTCTCTTGTTAAAAACCGATTCTTGCTCGTCAAAAATCCTTGAACACTGCGGTTTTTATGAGCAATACCGTATGCAGCAAGTTGCGATATTATAGAACAGTGTCTCAATCCACAAAATACGGTTCCGGATGGTATGTTTACTGGACCGTGAGGCTTGTTCTTGTGATCTTGAACCCATATAGCTGCGCATACAACAATTTCCTTATCACACATAAATCAATAATTTAAAATACCATTTTTACCAATATGCTTCTTTTCTTCTTCAGTAGGCCATTCTTTCTTGAACTTACCGTGCCGCGTTCCAGGAACCACCACCAGCTTATCATCCTTATGATATTCAATAGCGGCACATTCAGAACAAAGAGGCTTGCCTTCATATCCCTTTAGCGACTTATCGTAAATACGATTCTTACAAGGTCTTATAAGAGCCCAATAACAGGATGTGGCTGTATTATCTATACAGCCACATTTTGAACAAACAAACAAACTCATCCCGCAATCTCCCAGTCATTAGACATAATATCATGTTCGGTTGGATTCCAATTTGATGCTACTTTTTGACCTGTATCTATCATCAATATATTTACGTCAAACATACAGATATACTTTTTACCCCAATCGATTCTTTTTATCTTACGACCTAATTTAAGCCGTTCTAAAGCCTGTTCGAATGTCATGCCATGACGAGGCAGTTTGAGATACTTTTCAAGTCTGTCGGAGGCTTCATTTGGTGTATGACCATCGTATTCGAAAGCGGTTTCTCTTTCAGGAACATCAAACAAATCCCAGTATTTGCTTTCATAGTGATTAGATACCTGACCGGTAGGTAGGATCGCCATCACAATAAACCAATCATCAGAACCGAAGCATTTTTCTCCGTCGCTGTGTCTCCTTGATTTGCAAACTTCAACCTGTCCGCTTCTGGCTAATAGATTAAAGAAGGCAGCGTTATACAACATGCGATACCGATACAATTCATTGAAAGTGTGGTATCCGTCAGAGACTTCTCCCACGTCTACAGGCTTCTTGTTTTGAATACTACCCAAAATATTCTCTATATAGAGCTGTATTTTATACATACCCATTTCGGTGTGGCCGTATTTGTTCAAGATATTATTGACATCGTATTGTATATTAAAATCTTTTTCAAATTCTACTTCAGGATGATTAGGATAGTAGTAATCTACTGATGCTTCTAACACAGACTTGATATGCTCTACTATCCTCGTGGCATCATCATGTTTTAAGAAATTCTTGAATCCCTCAACGAATTTAATATCTTCTTCGATTGTTGATTCGAACTCTTCTTTTGTCATTACTCTAACCACATCTTTAAAATCTTTTAATTCCATGATTTGTTTTAAATTAATTGTTACTATACTTTCTTTATCCTACAATACAAACCCCACAAAAACTCAGCGGAGAAACTATCCCATACATTATTCTTCTGCCAAAGTTCTACTTTGTTAACAAACCAAGACCATGTGGGACCCTCATATGAAGAATCAGATGATGATCCCAATCCGATTTTCTCCATTTCATTCGCCACATCAGAATAAGGATCTAAATCGACTCCCCTAATCATGTTAATAATATCATCCTTGTCTAACGTAAATTGAAACCGCTCCTTATTAGGTAAATCTTGATTTATTTTACCGGTTGTAAGCAAATCTTCATCATAGCATAGCTTAATAAGCTTCTTTACTTTCTTTTCAAGAAAAGGAAACTCTTGTATGACTTCCACAAAATTGGATTCGTCGGCTTTGCCTTCTATGAAAATAACAGTTTTGCTTCCAGGTCTATGATCGTCTAAGCTTACCGGGATGCCAAATATCGTCCATCCTTTAAACTCAGCTATCTTAAAACGCATAACGTCAAACACCTTATAGAAATCATCACAATCTATAGATTCTATTACCTTAACATCCTCTTCCGTAAATTTACCTCGTATTGGAATAACGTGATGACCGGGGCAGCCATCGGTTCCGAAATATGCGATTCTAACCATATTATCTATAATATTTTAATTGTTCTGAAATCCTATATTTACTTATATCATCACACAAATTACACCCTCCTGTGCATCCATAAATCGAGCAATACGAGTCTCTTTCTGCCTTCGATCTGGATTGAAAATCTCTTACGGCTTTAATCCAGGTAGGAGAAATAATCTTACCAGAGAAGGAAGGTACGTTTAAAAGTAGTGTTTTCATGATTTTGGTAAAACATTCATATAACACGGTACATCTACCACATCTCTTCTGCAAAGTTCCTTCTCAAAATAGGAAACCATATAAGTGCTTTTACCTTCGTAATCAGGTTTAGGATCAAAGCATTCAAAAACGAATCTTGTTCTACCTTCAAGATGACCAAACATGAAAACAAATTCGCCACCGTATCTTTTGTTAGCCAATTCTTCTACTGTCATAACCTGTCTCCTCCCAATCCTGAATTGATACTCACATACTTAACACTGACACCATTTCCACGTCCAAGCTGACCCCAGCCGGGCGATGGCGTTCCCTTAGCCGGAGCAGCGACAGCCCTAAGCCGAGACCAGTCCTGCTTTTGTCTCATGGCGTCAGCCTCTTTGTAATACCGGTTACACAGTTCTTGATCTTCGTAACCAACGTAATCTTCCTTATTTTCCATAAAAAATACTTTTTCAACAAAAGTACGACATTCATAAATTAATTAGATTTAAAATAAAACAATATGAATTAAAATAAAAACCCGATACGTTAAAATCGCATCGGGCCTGGTATTGAAAAAAAATAGGTTCATATCTTGGGTAAAGACTCGAGCCAATTTTTAACATCTTTATATTTAGGGTCTTTGTCTATTCTATCTCTCAGTTCATGCAATGCTGAGTCCATAACCGTATTCGGTACGCCAATCAACTCTCCTATTAAATACAATGGGGTTTTATTTGATTTAGATTCGTGTGCCATATTCATGTCCAAAAAAAAGTTATGTGAAACAAACCGGCCACGGGTATTCTATTGCCCGCCGACCGGTATAACATTTTTTTTTATTCCTTTTTTTCCAAACGGGAAAAACGGGAATGCGGGAATCATATTTTTTACTATGGCTCCCGCACCACCGGAAGGGCCTGGGCCTGGATCTCAGGTCAGATCCTTCCAGTTTATTTTTTCGCCGAGGTAATCTTGCACGGCAAGCCATCTTATAAAGGCTACTCCTTCGGGAGCATCCGGATCATCCAAATACATTAACGTAGCTTTCACCAACTCGTTCTCACATTTGAAGACCTTCGGAAAACCATCCGAATAGTACATTGCAAAGACATATTGGACATCGCCCCATGTCGCTTTATCCGGCTTCTTCGCTCCGCACTTTTCAAAAATATCTTTTATTTCCGGCTGCTTCCAGATCCTCTTGGATCCATCGACGTTGACCATCTTCTTTACCGCCTCATCAGCAAGAGCATTAGAAAAATGGTAGCCGTAAGTATCTACATATTTCTGATAAGCTGGATCCTCTGCGTCTGCTCCTCAATAAGAACGACCTCTGCCACGTCCGCGACCTCTACGCATCTGAGGTCCGTCACCGTAGTATCTGTCGTCTCCATAGTAATCGGTCGGGTAGGATTCGTAACCCATCCTCCGGTATTCCCGGTCCTCCATTTCATGACGACGTTCGCGCTCCTCAAGCCTTCTTTCCCTTTCTTCCAGCTCGTTTTCGCGTTCTTCCATTTCCTTCATCTTCTCATGCATACCGTAATGATCATAAGGAGGAAGGAACCCATGTCCGTACTCCATGTACGTTCCATCAGCACGCCGGCTTCTGCCTCTGCCTCGTCTGTCTTCTATCTCGTCATATCCAGGATATTCTCTGTGTCCTGAATTTAAATCATATACTATCATATTATACTTATTTCAAACGTTCTACAATTAACTTCTTTAAATCTTCGAATGAATCAGTAAGGTCATTCACCTTATTTTCTATACCAGCTATTTTACGATCCTGCTCTCTCGTTTGTTTGAATGCCGGATTGATGTCTTCTAATATAGATTCACAAGCCTCTATCTTGGCACGATGGGTATCTACGCTGTCTATTATGTCTTGACTGGTGCTTTTTATAGCATTCAGTTCGTTCATAATCGGATCTATGCTGGTAGATAATGTTATACCCATAGCCTTAGCCACATTCTGGGATTCCGGAACCGTATAGGTCTTGGTTTCGCCAGTGAGCTCTACCGTCAGATCCACCACGCGGGTCTGCATCGCCTGATACTGACCCGGCTGAGGAGGAAGATACCTGGGTTCGGATACGGCTACTACCTTTCCCAATTCGTATTTAGGTACTGTATTAGTATCAAGGGTATGTACCTGAAACCCTTTCTTCAAATCTGAAAACATGATCAAAATATTATTTAGGTGAAAATAGGGTGATGATCTCCATCACCCTACTGAAATCATTTACCTGCTTTAACTTCAGACGCCTGGGCTGCCGCTACTGGAACACAGCAATCCATTAATCTTAACACGCCACGAACTTTATTGAAGTACAGAAGGCGTTCTGTGCCATTTACCATAGCAGCACCCGTTACAGCTACGTTAATAGGGTTCACGACATTCACTCCCGTAACCGAGCAACAGGTGTCGGCTCCTACTGTTGAAACTGTGCTGTTTGCCGGGACCGCAATCTGTACCGGTAGAGCACTTCCGGCTGTGGGGACTACTTGCCTTATCTTAAGAAGGATAAGACCCTCACACGGAAGGGCGATCCAAGCCCGTGGGTTAATACCGAAGATTGTATTTGTCGTACTGACAATAACATTCTTCGTAACCATCTCATACAACGATCCTATTTTAGAAACACAAGCCATATTAGCCTCCTCTCTTAATAAAATCAGACAGCAGCGTTGTTATTGCAACATCCGTTGTTACATCCACATCCGTTATTGCAGTAACCTCCTCCGAATACCTGTCCCCAAGAATAAGCCTGGTAAGGAGAACAAGAGGGGTAGGCTGGGACGGCCGTCGGGCGTAATTGACCAACGATATTCTGGGTTTGTTGCTGAGATAATGCCGAAGCTGTCAAAGCCGCTTTTTCTTCACGAAGTTGAGCAATAGTGTTCTGCATCTCCCTCATTTCCAACTGACAGAATTTGTCGTTGATCATAACGGTTTGAGCGTCAAGTTTCGCAGACAAGATATTGAATTGGCTTGTAGCTTGCTCACGATTGTTAGCCAGACCTTGGTTGAGACCGTTCTGCAAGATATTGGTTTGTTCCAACGTGCGAAGCTGGTTATCAAAACCTTGCTGAGTAATCATTCCCTGAGTCTGGCAAGTGCTTTGATTGATCAACGAACTCAGATTGCAGCAGCAAGAGCTGATTTGATTTCCTATTTCACAACCTTGTTGTTGAACTGCGTTGATAACAGCCTGAGAAGTCATACCTACCTGACCAGCTACTTTATCAATAGCACCCTGTACGTTGCAGATAGCGTTCTGAAGTTGAGTAGTAGAACAGTTCAAAGCAGAAGCGATCTGATCTATGGCACTACGATTACCTTGAATTGCCTGCATCAAAAGTTCACGACCGTAATCGTTATTCAACTGAGCCGGCAAACCATTGGCGCAACAATCACCACCATTTCCAAAACCGTTACCGAAGCCGCGTCCACCCCACAGCCAGAACAAAACAATTATCCAGAGCCACCAACCGTTAGCCCCACCGAAACCGTCCTGGTTGTTACGACCGTTCATCAAAGCCGCTACCAGATTCGGATCCATTTTATTACCACCTATCAAATTAGCAAACATGCCGGGAATCATTGAAAGAAGACCGTTAGTGGCTGCACCACCACCGTTAGCCCCGGCTCCATCTAAAAGGACGATTTTATCACCACCCATAATTTTATAGTATTTAATTGTTAAACATACGTGCATGAAGCACGTAACAAAGATCATGATTGCAGGGTGGAATACAGGTGTGTTTATTTCCTATAGAAGAGAAGTATTTTCAGCAAAAACGGAAGTATAATACACAATAATTAATTTTCCCCATTTAAGGTGAAAAACTGATAATCAGAAACTTACGCTTTTCCCATTTTAGGTAAAGCGCTGTAAATCAAACCAGGGCCCGCATCACTGCGAGCCCTGATCTCTAAACTAATACCATGAAAAAACTTAAATCTAAAAACTAAAGAATACACAAATGTATGAAAATGTACGCTTTTCACAAAGAATCTGTATCCTGTTCTTTTGTGTGATTCAAGACATGGGATATAGTTCTGATACTTAATCCGGTTTGATTTCGTATCAGATTATAAATATAGGATTTTGAAACTACAGTTCTTAATTGACCTAAATCATTCATAATGTTTTTATACATAAGATGAATGCTGTTATTACGTTTGATGGTACTGATTCTCATTTCCTACCGTTATTAGTTACGTTCTGTTCTTACCTTCCCTATTTTCTATAATCCCTTCCTGAAACTAATATTGCAAACTTAATAAAAATAATTCATAAACAACGAAAATCTAACTTTTCTTGTATGTTATTGATATACGTGCATATATAAGAAAAGTGAGACTTTCACAAGCCTCACTTCCCAAATTATAACTATGAAAAAACTATATTATATATATACAAAAATTATTTGCATTCTAATTTGTTAAGATCATCCAATTCAGACTTGCTTATGGTCATATCTTGCGTCAAGCCAGATATGTTTTGGTATGGAGCGTAATCGGTTTCTACTGTCTTAGCCTTCTGGGTAGAATCGTATTTCACCTCCGATTCGGTCCCTGTCAGATTTTGGTAGATAGAGCCGGAACTACTTTCGCTTACTTTAGACCATATCTTATTACCTACTCTTATAAAATTATCATAAATACCTTCGGCTGTTATAACACCATCTTGCTCTACGATATTAGGGCCCGATTTTTCTTTTAACAGATACGGGTGCCTGGTGTAAAAATAGTGTTCAAAATCATTCTCGGCATACGAAGGGTCATACCTATCCAAATAAAACAATTTTGATAAAAAAGGGTCGGTGCTGGTCATGCTATAATCAAACAACATCAACCTGTCTTTTCCAGATAAAGATAATTCTATTGATTTCAAAATATCAGGATCATCAGAAATAAGACCCAAGGATGGACCAGATTTGAAGTCAAGATACTTATAGGCATTATCATATAATTTTGTTTTATGGAGTTTGTTGTCAAGGTAATATTGGTATAAATCGAATAAGGATAATGGGTTTTCGCTATCTTGTTTTTTGTTCATGTACCGACTAAATTCCCGATCCACATCCGCGTAAGAAACATCAAGTACCGCCGGGTGCCCAAACGCCATCCTGGTCATTATCATGTCCTCCGTGTTCTGAGAATCCATGAACGATCTGACGTATTTTTTAATGGAATCCATGAGCGTATTATTATCTACGTTCCGTACTTTCTCTTTATCCAAAACGCCGTTCTTAAAACAAGATTCAGGATATATTTTAGCAGGAAAGTGAGTTAGGTTGTGCTTGGCTAACACTGTTGATATTTGATACATCTCGTTAAGATCATCTTTGCTGATCCTTTGATATAGATTATCTCCTACCTTAAGCAATGAATGTTTCTCAAATGCTTCTACTGGGTCTATATTTGATTCAGAATAAACGATATTCAAATTATCCATATACTCCGGCAATAATCCAAAATAATAGTCTGTACTATCACCAAGAACATCATCAATAGAAGATGCCAACGTAGGAGCATAATTTACATCATTGTGCCTGGCCACATAAATATCAAGATCCAGCATCAAATTATCTATCTTATTCAAAGATTCTTCTGTGCCATCATAAGTTTCTGACGCCCCTATTATATCTATGCCAAACCACGTACAAGCCTCTTCTATATCCCATATCATGCTTCTTAAATCAGATTCGGTGTCAGCGTTAGCCCTATTTAAATAAGCTGATATACGAGCTCTTAGGAACTCTATTTTGCCAGGATTGTAATAAGACAGATCTTGTAGCTTAGACAAGGATCTTCTCTTGCCTTCTACCACATCATCCCCTTCTATGTTTATTACCGGAATCTTATTCGTAGATAAAAACTCATCAAACATAGATTCGGCAAATTCTTTATCAGAAACAAATTTCTCAACCAGTTCAGGATATGAGTTTCTCAACGATTCAAAAGCAGATGAAAATTCAGAAAATTTTTTTATGCCGGCTACTGTTTTACGCATAGCATAATAAAGCTCAGAAGGATTATATGGTACTTTTTTACCAAATTGGTTAAACACTCCCTCCTTGTAAACAATAGGACCATACTGATAGTCAACAGACATAAAATAATTATCTTTTTCCCTATCATGTTCGTTATTGGAATAATCCAATAACTTCCTCATGGATGTCGAAACTTCATTAAGAACAGAAGGATCAGATAAGATTCTACTTATCTCTGTTTCATTATACAAGCCTGATCTTCTTAAATTCTGCTCATTCAGTATCAAACTACCATCTACATAAAAATAATGAAGAATGATGTTGGATAATGATGGTGCCGTATAAACACCATAGGTAGATAAAAGAAAATCTCTTACATCCTTAACATCCTGATCCGTTAGAGGATCGGCAAAATAAGTTTGACGCTTCATATACGACAGCACGTCTTCTAAAAGAGGTTCACCATTGGAATCGGTATTAAACATCTCCCCTGGAGCCGGGTTATTCCAATGACCGTAATACGACAAAAAACCAGGAGTGTAAGCCTTAGCCCATACCTGAAGGGCCCGCTCGCTGTTTCCTAATAATTTTAAGGCACTTTCGTAAAGAACGGAAGGCTCCCCGTTAGGAGCCTTAACCCGTTTTATTTCATTTTCCTTTTTTTCTATCTGACATTTGACACCCATAATGATTAACTTTTTTGCAAAGTTAATTATAAAACCGACTTATACAATAACGGATCCCAAACTCCTTCTATATAAATCTCTGGAAAACTTAAACCGCCATCACGAAGAGTAGTAACTTTCAAACTGGGAATATTAAAAACAGTGCAAACATCACCAAACTCACGGCTCAACTTAATAGCATTTCCGCTGTTATCAGCTTCATAATAACAATAACAATAATTTTCATTAATGTTTGGATCATATTCGTACCAATATGTTAGATCCTGTATATGATCTTCTATATTACCAATTTTATTTTCACCTAATATAAAAATACCATTATTACTATGGTGATAAACTATAGATTCATAACCACCATGATTCCAATCACTATTAAACATTATATAACTTTCTTCGGAATCATTATCTTTTAATACAGGTCCTATATGTATATGAATTTTATTAAACTGACATACATAAGATCTTTTTCCTCCAAGCCTTTTTATATCCTCATTAGATAACTTATTATAACATCCTCCCACGAAATTATCCGCAGCATTAAAAAATCTCCTTCTCATACTCAACACTCTTTATTTAACTCATTTATCGAATCCGAATTATCAGAACCTTCTACAAGATTCTTATTCCTATCTATCTCTTCCTGGCTCATGTTGCTCATCATATTTTGTATTTTTCTACCAGATTGAGATAAAGAGCGGATGAATGCGCTGGAGCTTATCTTAACTCCAAGATCCGGTTTCGCCCTAAACGCTTCACCGGTACTGATATTATACAAATCATACACACCTGAGTTCATATAGAATTTATATATCCAGTTTCCACCAGCTTTTTTGTACCCTAATTTGGTTAGCTCAGTTACACTCATACCAAATTTAATACCATTACGACCCATTATCTTCTCCGGTATAGGCTCTACCTTAGCCGGAACAGATGTATATGCTTCATCACCGCCGTACAGGAAATAAGGGGTTGTTACCCTTGATATGTGAGTAAGCGGCTCTTCGGATATACGAAGCTCATCTTTCTCAGCCTTAGATTCTTTCCTTGGATTGGATATTCTAATAAAAGGATCGTATGTCAAAAAGGTTAAGCCGTATTCTACTTTATAACCCGACACGCCGTTAAGATCCCTTATAGCCTTAGTCGTATGCGAGTGATTGATGGTGTCTATACCATACCTTGATTCCATATCGGTCATAATACTATTAACCTCATCTCCCTCTACATAAACCTCTTCTCCTTCCGGGATAGAGGTTATGCCGGCAGCCCTTCTAAGTAGCCATAAAGTAACTTCAGCAATGTCAGAGAACTTATCTCCGTTCTTCCTATAGTTATCTACTCTTCCTTCTTCAGATCCAGGTAATTCGACATTTCTTTCAACTTCGACATTTGTTCTGGATTGTCCTTTGCCTTCTCCATCTCCCTTTTTATCGCCATCTTCCTCAGTGCGTACTGCACCGCCTTCTGCACTTCCTTCTTTTCCATTATTTAAAATATTATCTGATTCTGACTCTATAGACTCCACAACAGCATCATACTCTGGAATGCCGCTAAGGAAATCTGCTACGTTATTCAAAAACTCTATTTTTTCCTCGTTTGTCATATCAAGGCTTTCCACGGGCCCCCATATGGCGGGCAAGTTGTTTGATTTTATTACAGTAGAAACATCTTCTATAGTTTGGTTGTCCACCGTAGGCAAAACTTTAGAAACCAAACTATTGATATCAGATTCCATTTTTTCTACTTCCTCTTTTGTGCCATATTCTTTTAGGGTATCCATGCCATTGACTCTAAGAGAATAATTCAAAGCCTTGCTTGGAACAAAATTAATATATTTCAAAAAGTTTTTCAACTCTGATATAATTTGTTCGTCAGATCTTGGCCCAACATAATCCTCGACTACCTGATCTGTTTGAGAACGAAGCCAAGAAACGTATTCTTCTAAAGTCTTACCACCTTTACCGGAAGGAGTGGATATTTTATCACCTACTGTTCCTTTAGGTTCTAATCCCATTTCCTCCTTAAGACTTTTAGGATTACCTCTCTCACGAAGAAATCTCAAATCACCTCCTACAATCTTCCTTGCTATAAAATCAAAAATATTAGCATAAGGCGGCAATCCCTCTTTTTCTATATGAGATTCTATTTCGTTTAACATAAGAGAGAAGTTTTTCCTGGAGGTACGCTTCTTGCCAGGTAAAGACTGCGCATCTTGTGCCGCAGGAGCCGGCTGAGCTAATGGCGCCGGCTGAGTCTCCCGGGCAGCCCCTTCCTCTGGCATTTCCTCTTCATAAACTTCCACATCTTCTACCTTAGAAGTAACGGTCTTACCCTCATCAGAGAAAGGAAGATCATCCTCTATAAGCGATTTAGGCCTGGAAGATGATTTGCCAAACTGAATCCTGATCTTAGGAGCGACAAACATCTCACCTTCGAAATCTATTCCAGATTCTACTTCAGACGTCACAATGTCTTTCACGCTCCTACTTCCATCTTCTACCCACTTAACAACATCAGGAACCGTAGATAATTTTTCTATAGCCTCACGAGCTTTTCTAAGCCCTGAAATAGGATTCAAATACGATACTTGATACGAAGCCGGATCAAGACCTAACTTGGTTAGATACGCATTAAGATCTTGTATGTCATCTTGACCCATCTGTAGCAATTCAGAATCACCAGATTCAAGCAGCATATCTATAAAAGACATCCATTTCTGCCCTTCCTCTGATTCTACAGAACGTAGGCTAACTGGGAAAAGATAATTAAGACCGTTTTTACCTTTGATGACGACTACCGGAACTCTTACATTTTTGTAATTATTCCCCTTGTCATTTAATATAGAATAAGCAAATGGGAAGCCTGTGTATTTAGATCCGTTCTTAAGCACGACTTTGCCATTTAAGACATACCCCACATCAGATACTTTTTCAGCTCCTTTTTCGGTAATAGGGAGATTTTCTACCTGACCATATCCTTGACCGTTTACTCTCATGTTAAACACCGGTCTTCCAGGAAGGGTCTGGGCAACAACATGCGTGCCGACGTTGATGGTGGCCGACCGGCCGGCATCCTTCTTCCACTTGTTAAAAGCCGTTCTTCTTATTTTACTTATACCATCTATGCCACCCGTGTCAGCTTTAACAACAGAAACGAATCTGTTTCCACTCATGACCTTGATAACCATATTGGATACCAGCTTATTTTCAGCAGATTCTATTCTTTTTTTATCACCGGACTGAACAGCGTCATTGTATTCGGCAAAAAGAGACTGATTATAGGTATCATTTGCATCTATCTCAAGATTAACCTTATCTCCTTTCTTCAAAGAAGATAATGCTTCCTGATCTATTTTATCTACCTCATTCTCTCCGAACCCAACACCTGTTCTGTACGGAACCAATTCATCTGAATCAAGACGCTTATAAACCAAAGAATAGGAATTACCCACGTCCTGAATAGACACATCTGTGTAACGGTTGAGAACACGAGCCGATTCTTTGTCTATAGACCATCTCGCATGATAAGGAAGTTCTATCACGGTAGCTGTTTCTCCACCTATGTTAAGGAAATACCTTTTAGTCCCATTAGCGTTCGTTTCAGAGCTTATTTGAATAGGAACCAATGATTTTATAGAAGATATAAATTTATCAGCTCTAAGACCCGCAATTTCATACCTTTCGTTGCCATCATTGGAGATTCTTCTTACCATCAACATCTCTGGATTCTGGGCACTATCTATGTTAGCTCCAGGTGTATTATCAGATTCGTCTAATTCATTTACAAGAGAATCTATATTAGCATCATCCTCCCCAAAATTACTTAACGTAGATTCGGAAATACGACCTTTGTCAATAATCCTGTTTTGTTCAATATAAGGAAGGAGATCTGTGATGTTTCCAACCTGACCAAGATCTTCTATGGTAAATACCGAATCAGCAAGCTTATCTTCGTCAACCTTCTCCCCTTTATCCCGTCTGTTCATTATATCAACATACGAAGAAATAGCATCATCAAGTTCCTTCCTTTGATCTGGTTCTAAATTGGATTTAGCCATATCAATAATAGCTTTATTATCCTCATACACAGATCGAGGTTCAGTAAGTCTCCTAACTTTATCTGATAAATCTTTTATCATCTTAGCCGGACTATCACCAAGATTTGATATATAATCATCAATATCCTGTTTATACTTTTCATATATCTCCTTCTCCCTTGGAGATAAAAGATCTTGATTACCTGTATATATCTTATCTACGATACGTTCTTTAACCTCTATAGGTGCAGACAAAAGATCTTCCATTGCCGACTCATAATCAAAATCAGACAATATATCTTCTTTCGGCTTCTGAGTTATACCATCGTTTAGATGACCAAATACTTTCATGGTAAATGCTTCATCTGAATTTATTTCTCCATTATTCAGAAGCTCATCTATTTTTTCATCCAAACTGATATTATTATCCTCTGTCTGGTAAAAACGATCACTTTCTATAGATTTAGTATTAGAAGATACCATATCATTTAAGAACTTAGAAAATAAAGAAAAATCATGTCTCATGAATTTCTTATCCTGTATGGAGTTCATAAATGACCGTAAAACCTTATATTGGGTAATGGCTTGCTGGTATTTCACCACCATATTTCTTAAATCCTCTGCTTCTTTCTTTCCTTTATTATTCTCAATATAAGTACTTAAAGAAGCTACAGAGTCATAAGCCTTCAATATATCTTCAGCAGTTATTGTTTCGGATTTAAACAACTCAAGAGCTAATACTCCAGGATCAAAAGAATAAAATACTTCTTTATAACTACTAAGAAGATCTTCTGACAACCTTCTATATTCCTTATTAAGATTATCGTATTTAATAGTTTTTTGTTTTATAGCCTCTGCTTCGGTATCATTGCCATCCTCTACTCTTCTCGGAGTTGTAGCCAACCTCTCTATTTCAGCATTCAGATCATTAATCTCATTACGCAATTCCCTTAACTGATTAGCTGTATCAAAAGCTTGACTTGATAATGAATAAAACGTATTTATATCATCAAACAAATTATTGTCATTTACATAATCAGCAATATCATTTGATGCTTCCATTGCCATATCCTCTGCATCCAACCCCTTAAACACAGCATTAGCAACATTAGATCGATAAAGATCAGATGAAGTCTCAGCAGTAATAGCCTCAGCAAAAGAAGAAGCTTTTTTATAATTGGCTAACTTCTTATCAAAATCTTTTATAATATCTTCCTTGTATTTTTTAACAGTTTCTTCATCTACTTTCATTTCAGAAGCCAACTCACTTTCGTCAAGGCTTTTAACCATTGACCTGAAATTGTTAGCCGTATCCTCTAACATTCCCATTCTGTCAGATAATTCAAATTTAGAATAATAATCTGATTCAGGATCATTCATTTGAGCATTAAATTCGGCTAAATTTCGCATAGAGTCTTTTACAGATTGAGAAGTAAAAGCATTATTACTATTAAATTTCTCAACATCAGTATTAATAGTACGCTCTTTATTTCTCCTTTCATATAAACCAAAAGCACCATTTCTGGCTCCAAATAAACCACCAATCAGGGCTCCTATGCCAATCTCTTTCAATCCTTCTTTGGTTGTAAATTGTTCAGCTATGGCCTTAGAAAAAGAATCAACTATAGAAGACGTAGCATCAAGATACGTCTTATCATATCTTGATCTAATAAAATCTTCTCCCATGCGCTGAGCAACACCTTGCATGCCTTCCTCCCATACACCTTCAGATATGGGTCTTTTAGATACATTCCAAATAGTAGCTAAGGATTTCTGGAATAAATTCGCTTTTACCGTCTGTAATCTTCCAGCATCACCCGCTACCTTCTTAGTCCCTAATCCAAACAAATAGCGATCTACAAAACTCTTTGATCCCCTATATGTGTTTGATACACCCTTTAATCCAGGTATGTATTTAGAGGCAAAACCAGTGTCTACTCCAAGATATTTTCCCAGAAGAAGATAATTGGATAATCCAACTATACCCATATTAGCTAAAAATATGCTGTTTGCTGTATCGGAAATAGAACTCTTAAATTCAGCCATCTCAGACTGATTAGGATTCCGACCATACATATTTTTAAAATATTCCTTGTATTTACTTTCAGAGTCTTTCATGAAGGACTGAGCCTCCACGGCAGACTCCCAGCCGGCGCCCACGAACGTATTTACTCCTACCTTGGCCATATTGCCTATGGCCCTGCCGTACATCGCTCCTGCCCTATACGCTCCAAAAGCTGATTTTACAGCACTTGCCGCAATCTTAGACGCCGCCATCTTTCCGGCCACTCTCATTCCTACTTTAGCGCCAACAGCTCCAAGACTTGACACGCCCATCCCACCTGTAAGGTAGGCAGACAGAATAGCTCCTGTCGTAAACGATAGACCATTTCCAATAACATCATTAAAAATAAAATTTGCAGTTCCAAGACTCTGCAAAAATCCCATATCACGCTCTTCTCTTGTATAATAATGAGGAAGAGAGTGGTTTATTCTTTCATCTATATCATTTATGGTCCGTGTAAAATCATTGTCAAATGCAGAAGATAACGTACCAGTCTTTATAAGATTATACGCAGCCGGGATAATACCTACTACTCCTGATACACCATATAATGCTGTTTTTGTGACAAGTTTCCCTATACCATTAACAGCCTTATTCCAAGTAGTTTGCCTTCTTCCGTAATAATCTTCATTATCCCTTCCTGGCATATAACTTTTAAACTTTGCAAGACCGATGTTCCCATCGGATAAAAAGTCATATGCTTCATCTAACTTAATAGTTCTTCCTTTACCAAATACACCAAAATCAACAGCAGATGACTGTTGATTACCAGCTATAACCTCACCATAAGACGTTTGTTTACCAGAATAAGTATTCCTTGATTTATCTTGAATAGATTTTATCATGGAATTTAACTTATTATAAGACTCCTCTTTCTTCTTTCTTGGATCATCTCCACCATTCAGAGCCGATTTTAGTCCAGAAAAAGATGTGTCTACATCAAAAGAAGTATCTATTCCGCTAATATCAGACCCTTTTTCTGAATCATCATCAGGATTTATGGCTGATACCGGGGGAGTATATGAACCTACTTTCATCCTCTCCATCTCTCTTTTTGCTCCCTCAATAAGAGAAGATTCTTCTTCATATCGCGTAGGAACTACGGCATTATACCCTCTTAATCCAGTAGATGGTAAGAAACCTGATTTCTCTACCAATGTCTGTTCCTTATTTTCCATATATTATTCCCTATTTACACTATTCAACAACTTCATCAACTTGCCGTTTTTATTCAAAGACGCAGGTAAATTACCTCCTTCTTTTGCCGCCACCATATCCTTAATCTCCTCTGTTATGGCTGCCACAACAAAATCAACTATTTTTTTCTGAGGCGCAACAGCAAGTTCTTTAGACACATTATCCGCAAACCATACATTAGGAGTATCAAACGAATCTATTAACTCAGGTTTACCATTCTCCATAAGATAAAGCCTTGTCTCATATCCATAACCGTAACTTGTCTTAGGATCATAACCTTCAACCTTTACACCAAGCTTTCCACTGTTATCCAATATATCTTTAGCTGCATTAAGAAGCCAAACCTTTTGTTCTGGCATATCATCTAAATTATTACCAGATTCATTTATCATATCTGATAACACTTTCATCATTGAAGATACAGAAGCATAAGCGGGTGATATATCTGAATTTTCAAGCATCTTCGGATACCACATATTGGTATCACTTCCAAATGTAGGTCTTATAATACCACTTTCATATCCACCTATATCGACGGAAGGAGTATTAATACCAGGATCTATGCCATTATTTATCAACTCTGTTTCAGATACCTCAACAATATCTATTTCCTCTCTTTCACCAGTATGATTAGCAACCAAACTGTAAGTCTTCTCTCCATTGTCGGCTATTCCCGATTCTGTCAAAGAAAATGATTCAATAGTTGCCGATGATGATTTAGATTTACCAACAGGATGCTCTGCCATTTTTTTAGTAAATAGATCCCTGAGAACACCCATCTCTCTATAACCAGCCTCCTTGGAGGTTAATTTGGTTGAATACGTTACTGTGTTAGGTGAATACAGTTCGAGATATTCTTTACGTATCTCATTTATACCATCATCTTGAACCTTAGTTATTTGATTGGCTATATTAATATCGCTTACTACATCACCTCCAACGCTCTCCATTCCGCTAATAGAATACAGTGTATTAAAAAACACCTTTTCTTCACCATCCGAGAAACTATTTTTTACATCATCGTATTTTTTTAAGAAATACCTGCCACTTTTGCTATCCCTCTCAAATACTTTAGATAAATCAATGCCATCATTTTTCACCCTCTTTCTTATAGTAGCTATATCAGCAGGCGAGAATCCTTTTTCATAATATCTTACTCCAGATTCTACATCGCCGACTGTACCTCTATTTTTTCTTAAAATATCATTAAGGGATAACGCTGTAGCATAGGCTATATATTCTTCGGGTTTACCTCCTTCCTTCTGCGCGATCGCATTTGCTATTTCAGATACAATATTATCATAAATCTTATTCTCCTTCTTAATTCTATCATTCTCTATATCCATCTTGTCTACAGCGCTATTAAGCTGCATATAAGCATCTGTGGCAGCTTTTCTCTCTGCCATAGGTAGCTTGTCAAACATATCATTAGAGAGACCTCCATTGTCCTTTATATACTTAAGAAGTTTTTCTTCATCCATAAGATACTTGTATCCTGATGTTTCATCCGTCATATTTCTTGATATGGCAGCTTGAATATTTTTCATGTTTTCAGCACCAAGGGCTGTAGATAGTCTACTTCCGGATGTTACAAGATCTGTATATGCCTTATTAAACTTCTTATGAGTTTCTTCTGATATGCTAATATTTTTAGTTTCGATAGGATTAGCTGAAATAGTTCCACCAGAGTTTGTGCCAACGCCCACCTGCATGGCTCGGCTTCCAGCTCTGCCGCCTGCCGCTCCTGCACCAGAGGACATAAGTTTTGCTATTCTGGCTTCATTAAGCCTATTCTGCATCTTCAGACGTTCTTCGTCTAATCCAAATCTGGCTTCATCCTTATTCTTACCATATTCAAACTCTGCAATATCCCTATTTCTTTCATATTCAAATTCTATCTTCCATTTTTCGAAATTCAAATTAGCTAATCTTTCCCTCTGATTATATTCTTTGGTTTTCCAGTAAAGCTCGTCGGCTTTGATTATGAAAGACGAATTATCATAAGCATATGAAGCAGCAGCATTATTAATAAAATTATTTTCAATAACCTTCATCGCTCCAAGATACGGATCGTAAGCCCTTTCATCCATTCTGCTAAATTCAGATTTCATGGAAGCTATTTCAGATTTGGCTCTCTTTATTTCATTTTCAACCATTTCTTTCTTTGCAGGATCAGAACCCAAACCGGAAAGATCGGCAGTAAGAGCATCAACATACCTCTGCTTATCACTTATCTGCTTATTCATAAAACCAAGAACAGAATCATACGAATATAAAGAGGGATTAGAGTCTACCATGTAAATAGCCTCCACCTGCATCTGCTGCCTTGCTTTATCTGATAACCCTGACAATGCAAAAGAAGCTATCTGTTCAGGAGTAAGCATATCCTTAGTTACTTCTTGTACTGCCCCGGTAGGATGACCATCCTTGTCAAGAATAGGAATCTGAACTTTAGCTCCTTTATGAAGCTTGCTTATAAAATCTATCCTATCTTTTAATTCCTTATTATAATCAGTATAAGGAGTATATTGAAGAGGAGCAAGACGGGAACCAGCCTTTCCATCATTCACCCATTCATTATACGGCTTTAAAGCCGCATAAGCATTCGCAGCAGAATAAAGTTCTGGATTATTTATTTGTAAATCAGATAGCATTTTATGCATTCTCCTGCCTTCTTTTGTGCCGGCAATCGCGTTAATGACCGTATCATCCAACACCGAACTGATCTCTCCTTGTATGGCTCTCGTAACACCATCAGAAGAAAGATCCACGCCTTTGAATTTTTGATTGATGTTAGCAATCACACCTGACATCTTATCTTCCATATAAGCGCGGGCTTCAGGCTTATCTATCTCTTGACCCATAAGATAATCTACCTGGGTATAGATCTTTTCACGAGCAGCATCAACCTTCTGCTGTTTGTACATCATGACGTCCTTAACAAGATCTATGTTGTAAGGACTAACATACGGGGCATATTGCCTTAAAATACTATACTGTGAAGCCACTATTTGGTCCTCCTTCTTCTTTTATTTTCGTCATCTTCTTCATTTAAACTTCTCAAGTAAGGTGTAGAATAATCACCCATATTCATCACATCCTGATTACCTTGAACGTAAATAATTTGACCACTTGGAAGCATTCTCATATTCGGAGCTATGGAAGCTATAGTATTCAACGATGTACGAACATTGAACTTATTCTGTATCTCACTGTTTATGCTGTCATAATAACGAGCAAGATTTTCATCCCTTATAGCCATAGCCTTCAATAACCCAGATTCATAACGTTGCCTTTCCACTATGTTCTTATCGTCTGTCTGAACATAAGCCATTTCATTGAATCTATCAGCTTCGTTTATTTGCCTTGCGTTATTGAAATTTACTTCGTTAATGTACTTGGCTATATTGCTTCCGGCTATGGCGTTCATATTAGCCAGAATAGCAGAGCGCTGGGAGTCGGGCACGTCACCTACTGCGTCCAACTGAGCCGATGTCGCGCGGTTGAGCTCGTTGATATACTGATCAGCAGATTGCAGAACCGGATCTATTCTCGGAGCCTGATGCCTTTCCAATCCCTCTATCTCCAAGCCTGTATCGAGCGTTCTCAGCATCTCCGGGAAGATAGGACCGAACGCCGCCGGTCTGTCCTGTCCTTTAGGTCCGTTGTCTTCAACCACCTCCTCTGTATCGGTGTCGGTTGCAGTCGTAGGCGTACTTGCTTTCGGTTTTACCTCTATCCCTCCAGGAGATCCAATCTTAGGCGGTGTAAGGCCTGGTGCTATGGGACCGGCCTCAATAGGCTTCATTTCTGGTTTAACAGACTCAAGAACGAAGTCTATTTCCGGCATTAACCCACTATCTCTTAAAGCAACAAACTTATTATAATCGGAGCCCAGAATCTTCTTAGCGGCATCAGATTTATCACCAAATAAGTCAACATAATTCTTTATCCCTTTTTCGTTTAACAATCTTTTTTGCTCTGCCGAAACAACGTCCAACCCATAATAAGAACGAGTAGCTGTTGTCTGACCAAACTTATCATCTACGGCAAATGAATTATAAGCCTGATTCCCTCCGTAGCTTCCGGCGTCCTGGCCCCAGAATCCGTATTCATCTCTGAATTTCTTGGCTGCATCAGCATTCGTAATAGCGCCTACATCAGCTAACGCCCACAATGCATTTAATTGCCTGTTGTATCCTTTCTGGAAACCTTCTGTATCAAAATCACCATCCGTATTGTACTTGTTAGCCCATCGGTTTATGTCGAGCAAATTAGATACCGCCTTATCATTTACCCTGCCGTATCCTAAATTGCTTCTATGTTGGAGATTCTGGTTGGCATTGACACTGGAATCAGGATTAAGGATCTGCTCACGACCACTAACATCAGATACAGTCATATTAAGAGTTCGTCCAAATAACTGATTGATAAGCTTATTGTAGCCGATAGCATTCTTTCTAAGTTCCTCCAGCTCCTTCTGAGTAGGTCCACCTTCAGCCATTTTTCTGGTTTGCTTAACATACTCGTCATATATCCAGTTCTTAGCATCTGATTCTGCAATATTAAAAGCCTTAGCTTGTTTCTTTACCTGATTCAGATCAACAACCCCGCCATCCCTGAAAAAAGCATCCATCCTCTCGTTACGCTTAGATTCTTCCTGTTTGCCATAAACGATTTCAGCGAAAGAACGAAATTGTGCTTCAAGCTCGTCTATCTCTTTCTGGTTTTCATTGACGTACTTGGAAAGAATAGAAGCATTAAGATTAGATGTGTTTTTGTCTTTTACATCTTCATTTTTCTCTAATCTCTTATATACACGCTCCTGATCTTCGTACTTATCAGACAAACCTATCTTCTTCTTATATCGATCAAGGAGTGTAGCATACGTATCTTTTGACGTTGCCTTAATACCATAATTTTCTCTAACGTAAGAGGCAAACTCATCATCTATCTTACGATAATCGGAAACAATATAAGCCTCTGGCAAATCAACCGGAGTGCCACCATTTTCATGTCTGTTTCCTTTGGCTTCCATAGGCCCTACGGAGTCAGGAGTCAGCACGTACTCGCCTTTCTCTATCTCTACATTCGCAGCATCTTCCATAGACTTGGGAAGAGGATAAATATATTCGCCGGTCATATCAGACGTATCTATCTTCTGACCGTTACCTAAATTCACGCCACCACCTTCACGTTCCCACTTGATGAATTGCTGCCGGCGCTCCTTGGCAAGTTTTTCCCTCGCTGCCTGCTCGTCTCTGCTGGCTGCATACGCAGCAGATGAAGCTCCCATGATATTACGGGTAAGACCTAATCCTAAACTAACACCAGACAAGGCAGCTTGAGCCACATTAGCACCTACCTTATTACCGGCTCTTATCCGACCAAGACTTGTACCGAACATTTGAGCTCTGCCGGTTAGATCGGGTGAATAATATGGGGTAGTCATAGGATCCAGAGGATTACCATCTTGGGAACGTTTTTCTTTAGAGGAATCAGCATCCGCATCACCTACATTCATTGCATTATCAACGACTGATTTCTCTACGTTTTTAACCATGCCCCTATTATCAGCGAGATATCCTGCATACCCTGCATCATTGTTTTCAAAAAATGGATCGGATGTAGGCATACTGCTAAATGGATTTATCTCCCCCTCCTCTGTTTCTAAAGTCACATCAGAAGACATATATATATTCTGAATATCAGATTCACCCCATTTATTAACAGGCGTTCCATAATCAAGAATAGGCTGAGTAGAGGATACATTAATATCCTGTTTCTTATCCTGAACACTACCGCCAGGAGCGAATATCGGACGATTTTTTATGATTCGTAATTTCATACTATCTTTTTTCACAAAGATAAGAGAAACGAACGAGAAAATCCAACGTTATGGGATACGTTTAAAAATCAGGGACGTATGACAGACAAACCGCCCGAATCAGGGTCGTACTTAAGACCGCATGCCCGGCGATAGTTCTTAAGCGCTCTCTTGTACAAAAACAGCACCGTCTTGGAAACTATTTTCTTCATAGATTTGGTTAAAACCTCTTCTGTTGAAACAGACATCAGACAGCTATTCAAGAACGACCTGACATTGAAACCGAACAAAGTCTTCACCATTTTTCTAAACGTTCTAAAAAGATATGATGCAGAAAGAGCCTTTAATCCATTGCGAACCAGTCTCTTATTCAAATACGAAACAGCCTTGTCAGATAAACATATCCTATTCTTTCCTTCGCTGTCTACCTCTGATGAAAACCAAGAATACAAGGTGGTAGGATGTTTCTTGAGATGGTTGATGAAAGAGGTTATTATACCTTCTTTTAAAGCCCTTTTGTGGGCTACGCATGCAGCAATCTTCTCTTCTCTTTTCAAAGAGCTGTCAAGGCACCTAAACACCGTCCTATCGTCTCCGATGAAATACTGAGGACGTTCTTCCTTAAACTTAGCCCGGTATGCAGCATATCCTTCCTTACGAAGCATGTCTATCTGAGACCGGATATAGAACCTTACACACTTTTCTTCAGCCTCTTGCACGCTTTTAAGATAAGGAACTGACTTTCTCCCATATCGAAGATAATCATAAACCATAGCCTCAATAAAGTCATTGTACGGAAAGAATCTTCCAAATCCAAAGTTCCAAACTATGAAACATCGCACTCTATCTTTCCAGTAATCAGATATGATAAAATTACTACAATATCTCAACTTCCTGTCTTTCTGATAGAAATGATGAGTATGTTTGTCATAAAATAGATTAAAATATCTCAAATTGCCTAAACACTGACCGGCTGGACGGCGTACTACATTGTACCCTAAGTTGCTGAAGCTATTGTATATAACTTCTATCGGAGAGACCTGCTCTTTCTTGAAGAGCTTGTCGTGTAACTTGTGAGGATTCATTATTTCAGTTATTTTTGTCTCCATATTGTTTTTGTTGTTTAGTGCAAATATATGATTTTACATAAAAAGAAGAAAATGCACTGCCTTGTATCCGGTTTGAGAGAAATAGGATACAAGGTTTTTTATTTTATGACGGTTTGGATAAGAGACGGGAAAACGGTTCTGAGCGTAACCGTCTGACCGTCAGGAGTGGGACAACAAATCTTGAATTAAAACTACGCCTATAAATAGTCTCCGTTTTCCTTAATATTAAGACCATTTTTAATGATCTTACTCATTATATTATTTATATTATTTTATATACTTTACCATTTATTCATATAATTGTTTGCAGTGAATGAACTTAACGACCGAAGGGAGTTAAGTGAGTGAACGGATTGACAAATTACTTTTTTCGTCTATTGTATTGTTTGCCTAATTGTGTTAAAAGATTGAGTATCGTGACCGAAGGGAACGATGCGAAAAAACTTATAATATTTAAAAACGACTGAACCTATCGACTGAAGGGAGATAGGTGATGGAGTGACGTTAATAATTATATTAGGTAGCCAGTGGAGAATTAGGCAGGCTGGTAGGCGAGACGGGCGTCCATGCCTGTCAGGACAGTGGAAGTACGTAGGTCTGTTCTGTTAAACAAAGGCGATGATAGTTCCATCCTTCACGAAATCGCACAAAAAAGCCGGATTATCTTGATATCGTTCTTCAACCTTCGGTATCCGTATAACGAGTCTCAAATCCGGCTTCGCTTTATTAATATGAGAAATAAAACAATCTTGTTCTAATTATCAGTGACGCCTTTAATGCGAAGCTGAATATTGGGAAGCACGGCATTAATCAAAGCCATTTTCTTATCCTCTTCGCTTTCTTTTTCATGCTGTCTATACATCATGCTGTAATCACTGTCATCACCATCCTTTTTCCCGTCTAACGTCAGTAAATGATTTATGATGTCTTTACCATACGTTTCAGTCCATGTACGGAATCTCTCTTCCTCGGACTGTCTCTCCTGGGACTGGGCTTCCGGGTTAGGGATGGCGGCTGCCACTTCTACCTCTGGAAGTGTTACCGATGCTGCTATTTCTCCATCATCTCCGAATCCCATTTGACCATACAAAGATACGGAATTTTCTTCAATTTCCAAACCAAGATTTTTAGCAACTTCCATAGCATAGTCATAACGATCATCATTTCTTATAACACTCTTATGAGGACGTCCTGCTCCTTGGTTCCAAGCTACTACAGCATCCTTAAGGTTATTGGCGTTCATAAAATCCTGCCGGCTGTAGTTGTAATACCCTGGTCCTTCTTTTCCTTTTCTTGTGTACAAGAAATTAGAATATCCGGTTTTCCCTTCGTATTCGTCAGCCAAGAACTCAAGTTGGTCTTTGAATGTGGGTGTAGAATGTCCTTTCTTTTTGGCGTGCTTGAATAGCTTATCCATGCGTTCGTTGTGCCATTGCTGTATGCCGTATGACGTTCTGTTGTCTCCGTATATGTCATCTTTAAGACCAGATTCAGCCATGAGATTACCTATGATGGCAAGCGCCTGTATCTTGGACATGCCGCGCTTATTAGTAAAGTATTCATATGCTTCACGCTGCTTGCCAACTACGCCACCTTCCTTCTTGATGTTGGTATTGTATCTCTTTCCATTCCATGTAAATTCCTTAAGACCTCTTTTCCTGGC